TCAGAGTCACCTCTGAAGGGGACTTACTTTTTCTTTTTCTGAGAGCCAAGTGAATCTTGTATCTCAACTCATGTACTTCTTTAGGAAGCGGAACACAACCTAAATTTTCCTTCCTAAGAGTATCTATAAATTCCAAAGCAAGCAAAGCCTGTTCTTTTTTAACTATCAGGTAGGGGAGCACAGACAAAAGGAAAACCCTCATTTTGTCTTTACCTGTTAGTTTCCAAGCATAACACAACTTACCAGTTTTCTTAGTATGCTTGCTTATCTGACCTCCAAACCTTCCACGTATAAGATTCAAAACTTCTTTATCAGTATTAGTTATAGAAATTTGAAGATTTATACGCGGGAATTTTTCATACTTTCCAGGTATCCAACTTTCCTGTGAAGATATACAACCTTCACCATCAAAGAACCCTGCTACATATGAGTCGAGTACGTCCATTTAGCTCACAATTGATCCGTAAATCCAGCGCCAATCTATCCAACCGTAAGAACACCTGAAGTACACACGGGTCTTGAGCAACAGAGTGTCAAAATCCCACGTAGAAGCAACCTCAGGCTCAATACGGTTAAACCAAATAAGCGACTCCTTCATGAGATCGAGGTTCACCATGAACCAGTTATTGGTATCATAATCATCGAGCCTCGGAAGCACGATGATTTTATACCTACCATACTGAGGGTTCACGTTCCCCTCGGCAGTATCCAGACCCTTAGGAGTATTGACGATCTCGTAAGCGGTATCCGCGAGAGCATCAGGAACAACAAGAGCAAAATTATCGCTCATGTCTATCCTCTCACTGATATCGTTACGGAACTGCCTCATCAATATCCTTGTAGTCGCAACCGCAGACTTGGACAGTGCAGACGAACCCGCATTATCAAAGCCTGAAGAAGTCGAAGTACCCGACTTCGTGGTATGCGAGCTGGATACCAGAGCCACTCCCTCCTCGCTCGTCATGTAGCTGAACGAAGCAGAAGAGGCATAGGCAAAAGGCTCAATCGCTATCTTCTCGCGAGTACGATGCGCGCTCTTCAGAAGCTTCTCACCACGCTTCTCGAACACGTCATACCGCTTGTCATCCAGCAGCTTCCGCTCGTACTGGACTCCCGCAGCATACTCCTTATGTTCAATCTTGGTGTGGAAACCAGGATGGATCGGCAAGTAGCTGATCTTTCCATTGAACTCAGGAATATCAGGCAGAGAACCCACTTCAAAGAACTCGTGCCAAGCCCTCTCAGACTTTGCAACAGTGTACAAGTTGTCTATCTGACTTGGCAGGTCCTTGAATATATCCTCTTTGACCTTATCAAGACGGTCATCCAGCAAACGAACGAAGGCAGAACTCACAACAGGATTACCCATTTACACTACCTCCTTACGCTCTTGCTGTAGCGAAGTGATCCGCCCCAAAGTAGAACTCAACCACTTCCTTGCCCGCCTCCTTCAAGTCCAACCTAACAACATGAATAATGTCATAGTTGGTTGCAGGAGTCTCCGAGCAGTTAAGATACGAACATACAGTATCATCTCCCAAACGTGCGTATGTCGGTCCCCACCAACGCACAGGTACGCGGATGAACGTATCACCAACTGCTATATCGTAAGGCATTGCAACATCCCATGTAGCAGCCGTAGTAGAGGTATCATCAGTAATCCTGTAAATACCCCTATTGGCACCAGTACGACAATATATCGTACAGAGGTTTGCAACCGGAGTAAAGTCACAAGCGTTAGTTGTAACACTGAGACCATCCGTAGAGCCCGCAGTAGCAGTCAGCAACGTAGGCGCAGTACCTACTGCATCGTTGTAAATAGGAGCCCGCAAGATGGTATGCGGCATTATAAGCGCAACCTCGACAAGCTCCCTACGATCACCCTTGGCACCGGGACCTTCGTAACCTACAAACTCCACAGTAGAGCTATGAGGAGCAGTAGCACCCGAATCCGTGATATACTCAGCCTTATACGTAGAACTGTACAGCGGATTCTTCCTATTGGTGCCTACCACAACACCAAAGGGTACATCCTTGTTCGTAGTATCAGCCGCGCCGTCAGCCTGACCACGAACAATACAGCCTTCGTCAAGGGCAGAAATATCGAGGGTAACTATGCTACCTACATAGACAGTAGCACCTGGCTTAATAGGTATCCAGATTTTCTGTGGAGCTTCGCCGACGAAAGTAATCATCCGTAGCTTTCCCTCCTTATTTTATTTTGCTCTTACCCTCGAACGAGCAGGTTCGCCTATTAACTCCACGTCAAGCCTTTCGGGTTGAGGTCTTGTTAATAGACAGGGTATTTTAGTAGTCGCCACGCCAATTAAGCGTACCACACACAGGACAACCACTGGAGACCAGGGCTTCAAATGTGTAGCGTATGGTCTTAGGCGTACTACCGTCTACGCCTAACTCAAGCAGGGTAAAGTAATCTACAATAGAACCACCGAGAACCGGAGTAATATCAAGTTCATCTGTCTCCACATAGCCCTGGGCAGTTCTTATCGCTTCATACGCATAGTTACCACTGGTTGAGTAGGCATCTCCAAGAGCATCACGCTCTTCATTACATATAAACCCACAATTCCAGCAACGGTAATACTTATTCGTATCCCCGCGTTCTCCCAAGTCTTTAGGCTCTTTGGAAGAGACTGGAATCCGGCGAGAATCCTTAAATAGTTTACGGTTGCCTTTTGTAGGTTTAAAAGCCATTATTCTTCACCTAAAACTCGTGCTAAATCTTCATCAGTATAACCAAAATGCTTAGCAAAATCTTTTGCATCAGCAGGAAGTTTCCGAGTAATCTTTGGAGTCCTTACATTGCTATCATTAGTACCAGAACTTATATCAAGACCAGTACGCCCCCTGTTTCCTTTTAGAGGATTCCGCTTACCACCAGAAAACTTATTCTTCAAAACATAAGTCTGAGCCTTTAGAAAATTCATCTGCGCATCGATAGCACCATTATCACTGTGACGAACATTAAACCTGCTACCAGGTTTAGACATTTCAGCAATAACTTCCCTGTAAATCTCTGGATCAATATCTGGATCAGAAGCAAACGAATTTATAGTATTGAGATAGTCATTATTGTACTTTTCATTTGCCCTTTCTTCCCTCTGCCTCTCAGCCCTAAGAAGTTGAACAACATCTCTCTTAGTAAGAGGCATATCATCATCAAACTCATCAAGAATATCGTTAACAGATTCTTCATTCTTAGGCTCACTCTTATACATCACCTGGCTAAGCATCTCTTCTATCCTACTGAGCTTCATATCAAGCTCAGACACCCGCCTTCCAAGCTGAGAACGCACACGATTGTCTTCAGGCTCAAGAGGAATGTCATCCTCTGAACCACCAGGTTCACCAGTTTTCTCGTTCTCGTCTTCCAAACCCTCTAACTCCACGGCCCTGTCGTCCTCTTCTTCTAACGACTGGCTGGTCTTGTTATCCAGGTCTTCCATAAGTTACCTCCTATCTTTTAGTTGTTTTATATTATCGAGAAAATTGGAAATACGGTTAGCCCACACTTCCAGAAGTTCCCGACAAATTCTAAATTCCGCTAAGTCTTTGTTGTTCGCAGTTTCGTTAACTATTTTTTCAAACCTGACTTCATACATCACCAACAAATCTTTTAAAAGTTCTTTACCTATTTCAGAATCAAGAGCTTTGGCAAACTTCATCTGCTTGCCAAGTATCTGTAAAATTTTATGCCCTCGTTTTGCATCTTTGAGAAGACGCTCAATTATATTAGGTTCAAGTTCCGTTATCATTACATACCCCTAACTAACTGTTCCTGTGGACTCTGAGGAACTCCACTCTGATTAGTCGCCGGAATTCCTTGAGCATTCTCAGGCCAACCTCCTTGTCCACCACCCATCTCCACAGGCACAGCAGGATTTAAAAGATTATTACCAAAGTTCACAAACTCATCACCCATGTATTCAAAAATCTTTGAAAGTATATAATTAACAATTTTAACAGTATCAGGATGCTGCAAGCTTACCACATAACTCAATATCTGTGTCCACATTTGAATCTTCACTGCTTTAGACTGTTCTGATTCTATCGTCTGACTTACAGGCTTGTAATAATAATCAAGGCTCGGATCAAAATCATAAACCTTTTCACCCATCAATTTATAACCAGTCTCAGGCAAAGCAAAGCGAGCAGTCATCTGGAGAATCATCCAATAGAAGTCAGTCAAGAATGTATTTTCAAAAGTCAACATCTTGAAGGCACTACGTGCATTAGAACGATTCTCGGCACCAACAACAGCCGTAGCAGTCGTACTGGCAAGTCCTGGAACATCTCCCATAGTTGTTGGATATACAGAATCAACCTGCTGCATCATATTCCGCAACATTGATATCTGAAGCATCGCACCCTGAATATTGTCACTTAACTCAAGCCAGTTGATATCTTCCTTCGGATTCTCCGTACTGATAGTATGACCAGGCTCTATGTAAACATCATCTTCATCATCGTATTTGTACTTACGGGTGATCATTGTCGGCAGAGTAGCAAGCATCACCCTGTCATTACTTATATTAAATGTGTCATCAAGAGCAAGTTGAAGTTCCCGCAAATACTTACCATCACCAGCACCACCATCATCTACAGGATGCACATAGCATAGACCTCTAATTATTGGCCTATATGGTTTGCCGGTAGCATCAATATAAGGTGTTGGCTGAAACCTAATTAAGACTGAGGAGTTATCCTTTACAACATATGTAATAATCATTTCAATAAATTCAGCTTTATCAAGAGGCTCACCCTCCTCATCAATACCAGGTATAGCTACCGTAGGATTTCCTTCCTCGTCTCTTTCAAGTACAATTGCCCAAAACTTGCCAAAACGGGTATATACATCAAAAGGCTTATCCACATCTTCAGAATTCTTTTCATGCCTACCAGCCTGATTCCTATCAGAATTGTAAGTTTCTTTAGATGTTTCTGTCTCTTCTGGAGCACCAAGCTCTTTTACCTTATCAAGATTTACATAATTCATAGCCTCCTGCTCAGCAAGAAGCTCCCTATAACTGCGCTCCGATCTTATCCAGACATACTTTTTATCCTGCATACTGTAGACATAGCTGTTATCAGTAAAAACATTCCTTGGATCAAGAATGTCGTAATCAAATCTGTCTACAATTGGAACTTCATCGTAAATAGGCTCTCTACGTATTTCAACAGCAGGAATCTGATTATCGCTTACAATAGGCTCACCATTTTCGTCTACGTCAAGCTCTACTTCAACTTCCCTATAATCAACAACACGCTTAGCAGTCCTCTGTTTCCATTTGCAAAGAGCATAGACATGACCACAAAGCCTATTCAAGTATTTAGCACGTATAAATTTAAGAAAGTGATAAAGCTCCTTTTGATTTAAAGTGCGGTTAATACACTCTTTCGCAGCATTAGCTGCAGCGAGAGCCTCGTCAGACTCATCCTGTACATAAACTTCGACAAAGTCTCGCGTAGCAAAATATTGCGCATCAATAGAGGACTGCGTAAGCATGTGTGAAATGAATTCCGGCAACCTGATATCCGACATCCAGTCATAGTCTTTAGGCTCACGAATAGAGTCTATCAGGTTTACATAGTCCTCAAAATCCCGCGTCTCTTGCTTCTTATTCTGTTTAGCAACAGCAAGCTCACCAGTTATCAAAATATTTTCTAAAACATTTTCTACTTTCTCAGCCATTACCTACGCCCTTTAAAATAACCTGGATTTTTCTTTCTGTACCTATTCATCTCAAAAGGATTTCTGACCCTCGGCGGAACAAAGCCTCGTTCTTTAAATATTGCTTCCCATACCATATTCATATGAGACCATTTCTGTTCAGGCTTATTTTTCTTATCTTTCGTGACAATAGCTTTTGAGTCACCCCACTCTTCCCATCGCCACAATTTCATACTTTTTATAGCATGTCTACATTTAGAGAAAACCCAAAGAGTAGGAAGGTATTCTTCCTTACCATCAACTACAACTTTGTTATTGAAAGGTTTACCGCAACGCTTCGCATTCTTCAATCTTTTACGTATCTCATCTCTACCTCTTTCACCTTTTGTATCCCACGTTGACCAATAAGCACCGTAGCAAAGACCTTCTCTTGAATATTCATAAAAAATCCTGTTTATGTCTTCAAGTACAGTAACTCCGTCTTTCTTATTCGCTTCCGCAAGCGGATCAATTTTATTAAACTTAAACTTATAATCACCTCCGAGTCTCGCAACTTCAGCCATAATTTCAGCAACCGTATACCTTTCCGGCGATATCTCAAGATCACCGAAAATAAAAGCTTCATTTGTCGGAGACAAAGCTATCATACCTATAGCCCATGGAGTCTGAGGATGATAGTCGACCCCGCGAGCAAATAGGTAATGGTGTGGTATACCCTCCGGAAAATACTTATCGCCATCAATAACATGAACAGCTTCAAAATCCTTGTAAATCCTACCAGATACCTGCTTGAATATCCCATAACGACGAATAGCAAGTACATCAGTATCATCAATAGTCTCAAATTGAGACTCTATCGCATTCTTATCAAGAACAGGGTTGTCATCAGTAGCCGCTTGTATTACTACTATGTCATGAGGATTGTCAGTAACCTCAATTCGCTTAACATCCCTATTCTCGTACTTCTTTAGAAAATCACAAACAGCTTGAGTCCTATAGTATATCTTAGCCTTATCAAAAATATAATCATGCATCCAGCTTATATAACTTGCTGGAGTAAGGGTAAATATCATATCACCGTTTTCTGCAATAAGTCTGGGGAGCTGCTCTTCATAAAAATCATACGGGGCTTCTTCATCGAGCCAGATCGAGCAGTTGTGAACAACAACTCCACCTTGAATTAGAAAGTTATTTCGCGGGCTTCTGGCAACACCTCTCTGCTTCTTTATCCCGTTTTTTACACGTTCATCCCAACCGCCAGTCTCCATCATAATGTCATAAACTTCTTTCTTACCTACATACTCTATGGATTTTATCTTTACCTTTTGGGGAAGATTGTTACTACCCAAAGACTTCTTGTTTCTTACATTAAACCTACGCGTAGCTTCATCCTTTACCTTAACCAAGTCTTTACCTTCTATACCAACTTTATCTATGAAAGTAAGCACATCGCGCGAAGCATTAATTGTAACCCACCATTGTGTACTCCAACCATTACAAAAAGTTTTCTTAGTTATACTACTTCTTATACCAAGCCTGCGAAGCAAAAGAAAAACATCTTGACAAAGCCTCTCAGAAGTCGAACAGTAACCTATAGTATGACCACTCGCCCAACCATCCGCAGCAAAAAGATACCTTAAAAAGAGAGCTATCTTACTTCTTGACTGCTTAAATATTTCATCCGGTACAAACTTGTCACAAGCCGTCTTACCCCATAAACCTAAGGATACTAAAAAGTCTTTAACCTCATTCTTTCTAACAGTTTTACTTGAGATATAGTAATCTGGAACATGATTGCCAATCTCAACTTTTCTCAGATACAAATAATCCGGTAGAACACTTTCCAAAGACTGAATTAATTCCTTGTTACTATTAGTTATTTTTACATATTTCTTTGAAGCACTACTACCATCACCGAGATATAAACCAAGCAAAGCAACCTTCCAATCTTCGAGAGTATCTTCACCCTCTATATCACTCAGTTTGCAAGTCACATAATCCCCAACTTTTAAATCGCCAGCAAGCTTATACTTAGCAGAGCCATTACCTGGAACCATGATTGGATGATCTAAAGTAACTTCAAAAGAAATACCTTTCTGGCAATTAAACCTGTAAACATCCTTTATACCAGTAAGTCCTGCTTTTTTTACCTTATTTACCCTTTGTCTCTTCCCGTAACCCCCGAGAGCTTCACAAATTAACTCATCACCAGGTTTTATATCTTGAATTTTAGTCCAAACACCATTCGACTTTAAAACTCTTTGATCCTTTGCCACACAACGCTGAACTCCAGCAGTACCCTGAACAGTTTGGTTATACGACACAAATTCAACAATAATGTCTGGACCATTAAATATGTCCTTGATTATCATTGATGTATTACGAATTGTAATATCGTCTTTTATCAACATCTTCGGGAGCCACTTTTTAAATTCAGGATACTGAGTATTTTTGATTTCCGCACTTTCACCGGAATCACTTACATTCTTACTTTGCCCAGGTAGAGTTTGAGAAGCAAACCTAAAAACTCTACTGGACCTTTCATGTAACGCAAGAGGCTCACCGCATTTGTCACATTTCTCAAGCTTCATTGCAACCAACGGCTGAAAAGTGTGGCCGTTAATACATTCAAAGTAAACAACATTCTTTTCCGGTACAGGATGCAGACCGAGAATCCTAAGAACATACTGATAGGCAACACTACAAGTATTGTGAGTCTTCATGCCGCAATATGAGATGAGCTCTCCACTACTTGTAGTTATACCAGCAACTTTCTTCCTACCAACATACTCGATACTTTTTATAGATACCCAATTTCTATTTTCATTTCTTTTATTAGGATTCTTCTTGAGTATCTCCTTCGCTTCTTTAAACTTTTCAGGGTACTTAGTATCCTCTAAAAACTCAAGTATTCTTGGCACATCAAAAGAATTAATTTTTACTCGATAAAAAGTGTTCTTTGCCTTTTTAAACTCTTCAGCACATACGTACGAAAAAATACCAAGTTTCCAAAGTATGTATTGAAGTTCATAGGCCTTGTTCTCGCTGGGACCAACACAAAAGCCAACTTCAATGTGCGGAAGTTTACCCCAGCCTTTCTTCCTACGCCTAATCAATAGATACCCATCACCATTGAAGAAACCTTTTACAAATTCTTTTAAATCCTCTCTCCTTCCAGCAAGAATACTGCCAAAAGAATTTTTATTTATTTCTAAGCTTCGCACATAATTTTTTAATGCATTACTTCCTTTACAATGGTTAGCTACAAAAAGCACATCATAACCTTTACCTTTCTTATATCTTTTACACTCTATTCCATTAAAATATTCCTTAGCAAGATTTTCTACTTCTTTAAGAAAAGTTTCATTGTTATTAGTAAACTTTAAACCTTGTCTCGTATTAGAAGAAATATAACCATCTGAACAAAGATAGCCCAAAAGTTTCGGAGCAACCAGCTCATTTTCAACTAAGTTAAATTCTGAGGCATCCGCAAAGTAAACATAACCATACTTAGAACCGTGCGTAGATATTTTATGCTCTTGTATACTTTTGAGAGACCGCCATTCTCCTCCTCTTTTTGTTTTGTAAGGCTTCCACCAAAACGGGTGTTCGAGATTACATTTTATCTTTATGCCAGTCTGAAAAGTTACTTCATAAACATCATCTTCAAAAACAGTATTTGCAAGTGTCTCGCCGCCCAAAGAGGGACCTTTCAGTTTTCCAGCTTCTACCAAACCTGAGTCAGTGAGCAATTTCTCCTTTAAAAACAGGCATTTACCCATTTGATTTCCGGAGAAGATACCTATCTTCTTACTTGGTGAAGTAATCAGCTTCTTGAATGCCCAAGTTGACTTGAACTTGAACATATTGGTAAAAGCGTTCAGCTGATTAACTATTTTAGCATTATTAACCATTCTTCGGGTACTTTGCCTTAATAGATTTTATAAAAGCCAACATCCCCTCTGGAGTATCTTTAGGTTTTGTGGGGTCTGCCGCAACGATACCAGCAGAATCCAATACACTCCATAAAACATCAAGCTGATCTCCTATACTGGGATACTCTTTCTTTCTTTTCTTCTTATAGGTATTAGCCTTTATTTGCAAATCATACTGCTTTTCAGCATCTACCAATGTTGGCTTATCGGGAATAGGGTCCGGAAGATTCCATTCCTTTATATAAGGTCCTTTCCCATCACTATCATCCTGAAGAACATAGTCTACGCCAGGTTTAGCCTCAGGGAAAAGGTATAATAAAGCTTTACCTAAATCCATTATCCTACCCTCGTTATAGTTAAATAAGTTTCTTCCGCAGCACCACTTATATTTACAGTACCACCAGTATCTTGTCTTGCATAAAATTCAAAGTAGTCAGTAGAACCATCCGCATATACAATAACAGCAAGATGGTTATCTTGATAAGCATCTGTACTACTTGACAGAAAAGAAGATGATTTTATAGCAACACCGTTCTTATCATACACAGAAATAAAATGTCTTTTCTGATCAACAGAACTTTGCCACTGAACATGATACTCTATTAAATAATAACCTTCTTGCGTTGGAGTAAAGCGATCTGAAGCAAACAGATTATCAGTATCAAAATCTTCTGTGTTCCATGTTACCTTAGTCCAAGTACCAGTGGTTATAGCCTGATTAGTACCACCTTTGTTCACTGATACAACTGTACTGTATATATTTCTTAGAGAATAGAGCTTGCCGCCATCTCCAAAATGTACAGCATTTGAAGCTCCAAGTTTACCACTAACTACAAAACTATTCGGTAAGCCTCCGTAAATATCATTCTGTTTATAAGACTTACCACTTACCCAATCGGGAGCAGCAGTCGTATTACCATCAGTTATAGCCTCCCAGTAGTTAGCCCAGTTTGCACCAACACCAGGCTCATCAGAAGCACTCGAAGTATGATCAGCAATACAGAAGTAAACAGTCCCACCATTTTTTACGTACTGATCAGCATATTCAACTGGCCTAAAGTTGTGTATATGTATAGTGTTACTGTTATTTGTCCTAATAGGTACTCCAGTAAAGTCTGACCTATCTCCACGGCCACCTATGATAGTAAAGTTAACGGCACCACTTGAGGTCTTGTTACCAGCTTTATCATAACCAAGACGAAAACCGTCGCCAGAAATTGTAGGCTCGAAGTACGGATTGATAACAGTAACTCCAAAAGAGTAGCCATTAGTACCATCAACAATCATGCCATGAGTAACATCTTCAAATCTTGGATTAATGAATGTCTGGTTACTGGCCTTATCAAGTATTACCCCATAGGTAGTATTTGCAAAGTCACAATCGATCCAACTACCTATATTGCTCAGATTATCGATATGCAATCCAGTTTCACAATTCTGGAAATTCAGTTTCTTAGAAGAAATTGTAAAGTTATTAGCTCCAGTAATATGCAGTCCAGTATTGAAATTCGTTAATCCAACATTCTCAAAATTCCAATTAAGACCACCAGACTTGCCTGTACTAATATCAGCGTTAACATAAATTCCTTTTGTAGTGTTTGCCGCAACGTTACCTGGTCCCCGCAAGGAAAGATTCTTAAAAGTCATTCCTACAAGAGAACCCGTACCAGTAGTCTCAAACTCGATAGCAACATCAGAACCAGTATCAGAGAGTCCACTAAAATCGAGCAAAGTTTTAGCACGGTTTGTATCCATCGTCATTGCAGAGCCCTGACCTTCTATACGAATACCAGGTTGTGTAGTGCTATCTGTAAAAGTATATTTTATAGGATTAAGGGAAAAGGTTCCCGCAGTCAGCTTTATATCTATACCAGCAGATAAGGCAGCATTCAAACATGCAGTAAACGCAGTATCGTTTGTAGAAGCTGAAGCACTTACATCAAAACCCCACCAATTAGGATATAGTTCAGTAAGGTGTCCCGCAGTGAAAGCTATCGTTCCACTACCAGAGAAAATCTGCATTATTGGAGCATCAAGCGGCCCAGCAATTGTTAAAGTAACTCCGGCAGCCGGAGAAAGTAAGGCACCAGGCTCAACCACAACCTTTATGTTTGCAGGGATAGTTTCATTGGTAGAGAAAGTATATGTCGTAGTCGCTGATCCAGAATTGTTGCGGAAGACCATAACAGCATTTGTACTTCCAACACTGTCAACAATATCCTTTACCGAGTATCCGCTACCAGCAGCACCCTGGTCAGATTCATTGTAATCTACATAGTAATAGTTACTCTGAACTTTTGGATAAATCTGTATATTGTCGTAAGTCTGAGTCCTGAAATTTGACTTTGAAATCTTTATCTTGAACTTTTGATTGAGTGAATATGAAGCCTCGTCCACCCAAAAGATAAAGTACCCAGTAGTAGAATCACTGGTAACAGAGTTTACTGGAGACCCGCCAGTCTCACTTGTATATACATTCGCAGCCGTATCAGTCCCCGCAAGGTAAACAGATACAGTTGCGGAAGTTATCACCTTACCATTACCAGTCTTTGTATGTCCTCTATATGGATATCGAGCCATATTAATCCCCCATAATTACACTTGATCCGCCGCCACCTCCACCACCAGCGCCGTCATCGAGGGCGGAGACGAGCAGTCCCATTCTCGGCAGAGATAACGTGTCGGCTGTCCAAGCCCCACCGTCTGTACGGTAAACATAATACAAATTCCCAGCACCAGGCATTTTGCTCATAATGCTGGCGTTAGGAAATGTTAGTACATGTAATGGCGTTTTATACGTATTAACAGTTCCCTTAACCGCTAAAAAATACTCTGTGTTCGCCTGAATATCGTATGAAGAATCAAACAAACCAAAATAAAAGACCATTTCATAGTTTGCTGTTGAGCCTGCTCTATTGCCTACAGATGCAGACCGCAAAGACACTGAACTGCTGTCATACAGATTTACATCAAATTCATGCGAGGTCGTAGTTTCTCTGCCATAAAACCACCAACCTTCAACTCTCATAGGTGCGGGTGAGTATATTCTCAAACCACCTTCGTCCGGAGAAGAATCAAGACTAAAACCCGCAAACAAAGCACTGGACATCGGAGTGTAACGTGGTGGAACAATATATGTACCATCAGAACATTTTAATGCCATAACAACAGTACGATCATATTGAGCCCATGCAGTAGTATCATAATGTAGAGAAAAAGGCACACCACAACCATAATGATATTGCCCTGTGGCACATGAGATATCAACATCTCCAGCAGTAGAATCAAATTGAAAAACAGCAGCGACCCAGTCAGGCCGAGTAGCTGATGCGCTTACACTCAACGGCACCTCGTACCATGTGCCTGAAGCTGGGGACGCAAGCGTACCAGGAGATGACCCTCCGTATTGAGTACCAGTCGGAGTACCGTCATTGTTAGTAGTTTCAAGACCTACACGCAAAGTTGCAGATATAGCTACCGCACTCGTGCGAAAACATATGTGGGTTATAGTTTTAGATTCAGGCACCTGAAAAATGGCTGCAAGTATTTCCCCAGCGGCATCCAGTGTGAGAAAACTCAAATCTCGCGTGAAGTATAAATTAGACGGCCACTGTGTGTAACCGCCGATACCCTGTAATGCCATTTAGACCTTAAACTCCTTCCCCTCAATCAATGTTTTAAGATCGCTCCAGTTTGAAACACCACTCTTTTTAGCAAGACGGACAAAAACACCAAGATTTTTCAAAATCATATCTATTACAATATCCATATCACTTATAAAACTTTCTACTTCAGCTTTCGTAGTAAGAACTTCCCGATTTTCACCGTTATGAGATATTATAAATCTTATATGCCCACAACCAGGATCAATAACCTTAACTCTTGCCAATTATTCCTCCCAATAAGAAATAGAATAATGAATTGATTGCGCAGCACCTAAATTCAAAACCAAAGCATTTCCAGCAGAGCCCTGGAAGATGTATGCTGGAGGTGATAGAGTTTTGGATACTCCCGAAATAGTTCCTGAAGAAGCTTGAAGGTCTACCCGGAAAAGTTCAGTACCTCCAGCACCGTCTGTAAATTTACACAAAGTCTCTGTAGTAGTCGTAGTAGAAAGTATTAGAGAGTATACAGTTAGCTTCTTACCTGATACAGCAGAAATTATAGTATTGTCTCCCGAAGATGAAACAACACCGGAAACAGATTTAAGTGTAGGCATAGAAGAGTAAATGAGTAGATTACCCGCAGAATCTACATTAGCATCTACACCAGTCTCCGCATCGTGTATAACTATACGCTTAATATCCGGCATCTTTCAGCTTAAGCTCCTGTTCTTTTCTTTCTACTATACGTTCACGATCTTTTAGCTTACGCTGAGCAAGTGAAAACAGTTTCTTATTTTCCTCAAACTCTTTTTCACGCTTTGAAAGTTCTGAAGACTTAGCCTCAAGTTCAGCAAACCTTTTAGCAAGTTTGCGCTCTTTTTCCTCAAGATCAGAAAGCTTATCACCAAACTCTGACATCTTGTCCTTTAGCTGAGACTCAAGTACCGAAAGTTTCTCTTTCTCCGCAAGAAGCTTTTTCTTTTCCTCTTCAACAGCATTTTTGTCAGTACAAAGCAAACGCTCAATTTTCTTCTTCTCTGAATCAAAATGCTCTTTCTCTTTCTCAAAAGCTTCTTTTTTCGCATCAAGTTTCTTCATCTCCTCATTCAGACGCTTATAGCCAAGTTCTACCTTGTAAGCATTGTCCGCAACCTGTATCTCCTTAGCATTAGCATGACCTATTATCTTTTCAGCTTTGTCAGAAGCATCTTTCAATATCTTCTTAGCCTTCTCTTCAGCCTTTTCAATAATTTTGGAAGCCTTAACATTCTCTTCATACTTGCGCTTTACAGCAGTATTTATATCTTCCATAAGTAGAGAAAGCCTTTCTTCCAAAAGCTTTACTTGGTTATTAAGACGCTCTTTCCTCTCAACAATTGAATCTATTTCAACCTGCAATCGATTTATTCTGCTTTCATACTCTTTGTTAAGTTTAGACTTTTCAAACTCTATAATTTTCTTATGACGTTCAAGTGCTTCACTCAAACTTTTGTAATCAAGATGTAGACCAAGCTCAGCCTGTAATTCATTCTTCCTTGCAGTAAGCTTATCTATTTCCTGCTTCAAAGATTCTATTGGATTCTGATTAGGGATTACTGGCATCTCTTACCCCCAAACAGGACGCAGAATAAAGGTTATTACTACTTCACCTGTAGCTCCCGCATTTTTAGCAGTAGCACTACGGTTTACAAGGCCAACATGCAACTTACCACTCCTATCCTCATCCACATAAGGAATCTTAAACGGAGAAGAAGCAAGAGGATAATAATACTGTCCCGCACCACCTATCTGCTTTCCTACAGTATTCGCAAAAGACGTATAGTCAATAGCCTTATCCAAATCAAGATCAGTATTATCATATTCACTTCCAGAGAAAATAATAACATCCCAATCAAGGTTCTGATCAGACTGAATTGAAATACCCTCAATTATGCAAGAATTAATTCCAGCAGTTCTCCAGTCTGAAGGAAAGTTTATACTTTCAGTCTCCATTGCGTCCTGAGCAAGACTTCCAGTAAAATGGGTATCTTTATCAGACCGCAAAATTACAATCTCTGTTTTGTACTCTGTAGACATTATTCCTCCTTAAATCTCATTAATCTTTCAGCAAACTTACCAAGTTTCTCTGAATACGGGTAATCTCTTGTCTCAAAATAAAGTTCCGGATATTCATCAGCAAGATCAACTATTTTTTTGCGAGCATAATTATAAGCCAAAGCCTCATCTGGATCAAGATAAGCTTTAGGTATCTTATTAAATTCTTCTTCCAGAATCTTTGACACTTTTCCTATTATTCTCGCTTCATATTTAGGATTACTGAGAACACTTCTTAATTTAGGATGGGCAAGCTCATGTATACTTGTTTGAATAGGATCAAACTCATTAACTGTAACACGCTGCTCGTCCAAAAGATCAGATATCGGTTTTACTATGATATCACTACCTTTTTTACCGCTAATACCGTATGCTCCAGAAGCTTTAACAGAAAGTCCACGCCAGCTTTTAACCTTATGAAGATTATAACCATACTTTTCAGCCCACTCACGCATAGCACCAGGCTTAGTAGTAAATGAAGCAACTGGTTTCAACTGCTCAGCAGGAACTTTCTTGAAAAATGACTTCATTATGCGTATTGAAAGCTTGCGGCTGGTCTTTGGAAGTGCTTTTGCTACTTGAGCAATAATGTATCTCGCCTCCACAGTACCCACTGGAGCAAAAATTTCCATAGCTCGCGCTATCATTTCTTCTCTTGCCTGCCTTTCTTCCGGCGTCATGTCAGCATAACGCTTACCTCCGAGAGCAGCATCAAAGGCACCGTAGATTCTGGCAACGAATTTAGGGAAATACAGCTCTTCAGCCGCCTTTCCCAGCCGAGTTTGCCTGAATTTTGAAGCAAAACGCATGTAATTCTTGTAAAAATCGCCCAGCGCAAACTTAATATTTTCGTTGATCTGAGCAGTTTTTTCCAGCCTTAGACCTAAAGAAGCCCCGGATACCCGCGCAAACGTGTCAATAAACGCATTTACAGAATCAAGAAGACTCCTTGTTTCTTCATCATCTGGTACTGGGAAGGTCATACCTGGATGAATCTTGGATTTTAACTCGGAAGCCGGGATTTTTTGACTCAAATTTTCCGCCATTTAAACACCAAAATTTAAAAGTTTTCAGTTTACAGATATCAACCTACGTACAAAAATTTTTCGTCGATTTTAGACCGCTTAAACACCCAATTTTCCCGTATTTCAATACTAAATTTTAAGACTTTTTCCATCTTGCCAAGTTGAACATGAACCAAACAAGCCAGATAATAGGAGTAAAGAGGATTTTCATCACTTTTTACCTCTGGATTTCAGCCCCATAATCTTACTTACATACTCCAAAGCCTCAGACTTGTTTTTAGCTATGTAAACCTGCTCTCCCATACCATCCCAAGAGGAGACAACATAGCCATTTTTGGCCTTCTTCAAGTCCACATTCTTCCTCTGAGGTGTCGATATTTCTCCAACAGAGCAACTTTTCTTTCTCTTTGCCAATTTTTCCTCCTTTGGTCAGGGTGGGAGGACTCGAACCTCCAGCCTGATGCTCCCAAAGCACCAGCTCTACCAATTGAGCTACACCCTGTCAAAATCCAAAACAGATTTGAAAACTTGATTTTGACTTAGTATCAAGGCAAGCTTGATACCTGTCAAAATCTAATTAATGCTTTTTCTTCTTTCTTTTACGCCGCTTCTCCCGAGAAGGCTTCCACCCAGTCCCACGCATCGTTCCGTAAACGTAAGCGCGAGCCCGTTTTCCTTTCAAGCCCTTTTTGCGGGCTTCCCTTTTCAGCTTTTCCTCAAGTTTCTTGGGCATTTTCAAATCCTTGACATATTATACCAAAATTGCGGCGAATTGTCAATAGGAAAATGAGTAAATTTTCAAGAAAATGAAAATTACTTTCATTTACTGAAATATGTATATATTATAACATATTTCAATTCAAATGTCAAGTTAATAATAAGTGTTGCCCGCGGGTGTGTCTGTCTGTGTTTTTAAATCCGTGTGTTGGTGGGTTTAACATCACCTTAAAAATAAGCGTCAACCGAATCCGGTATCCCCCCTTGCTTCAAACACCAAAAATTTTCAAACTAAATGAAAATGATTTTCAAATTTATCGTACACACACGCACGCGTACGCACGTGAAAACGATCAAAAATTTTAAACCTGTACACGCACGCGCATGAAAACGGTTTTCAATTGAAAATGGTTTTCAATAATGTGGGTGGTGGTGGGTTGTACACCAGAAACAACCAGAAACATCCTAAGACATCCAAAACACAGACATCCTTATACTATTAGATATATAATGGAATACTGAGGAAGCTTACCGCGATTTTTAAGTGAAAAATTTTCGATTTTTACTTAACAAAACCTTCTTAACATTGAACATTGAATACTCAAATTGCAAGATTAATAACTTTTAATAACGTTGCTTGCAAGTAAAAATTTTGTAAGTATTTGATTTTATTAAATAAAAATTTTTTATTTTTTACTTGACAAAAGTTTTGATTGTGTTATAATCCAGAAAAACAAAAAAGGAGGTAGGAAATGATAGAATTGGAAAAAAAAGAATTGGAAATGATAGAAAATGCACTCTCTCTCCTCTTCCGTATCAGGGAAGAAGGTTTGAGAGAGGACAATCTTTACACCTTGGAAGAAGTGGGTGAAGTCTCCGCACTTCTCTCCAAAATCGCCCGTGTACGGGCAGAAAGGGGGAAGGAATGAAAAGTGGACCAGTTAAGCAAGCAATCATAGAAAACGGGCGGATTGTAGGCTGGAAGGTTATCCAGCCTATGACCGCCCGCCAGTGGGCCAAAACGCCTGAAGGCCGCAAGGCCCTTCAGGAGTTTATGGCTACCCTTGCCGGAGATGACTCCGACATGGAGTTTATTCCCCGGAAGGGAAGAGATGGACGGTTCTATTGGACCGTCCAAATCCTCTAATGAGGAGCCCACGGGGTTTAATATCCCGTGGGCTTTTTTATTTAAATCGAGATGAGACATGTAAGACAGGGATCAAGAGAATGCCTGCTTGCCAAGGAGAAAAGTTATGGAAATTTTGATAAAAGAAATAATAGAAACGCATCACGCAAACGGTGGGTCGACAACCGCGCTTGACGGTAGCGTACCAACAGGCGGTTATGTCGTCTCACCATACCCTGACGTAGAAGAAAAGCATCCGTATTTAACGAAAAACATTTTAGAATCTTATATCTACGCCTACAAATACCGCCTTGCACAAACTAAGCATTATCTTGGCACGTGGTTAGACGAAACTACAAGCATGACTTACCTTGATGTTGTCATAGTAGTAGAAACCCTTGAACAAGCTATACAGATTGCCAAGAGGTATAACCAAAAGGCAATCTATGATTTAGAGAAAGGAGAGACGATCTATGTTTAACACTAAAGACATAGAGAAAAAACTTCTACGTGGTAGGTTACTTCTACCAAGTTTTGAAAACCTATATTTGGATCGTGCCGCAAAAATTGCGGCACACCTAAACGATAGAACAGATCGGCTAAACATAAAATGTGAAAACTGCTATGAACGTTTAGCGCGAAAATCCTACATCTTGGTAGTATATAAGTCACCTTTTCGTGATGATGTAGAAGTGTTACATTTTTGTAGCACTTCATGTTTAGACCTATACTCCGAAAGGGTTTTTATCTGTGATGAATGTTCAAAAACATATTGGATAAACTGTAGTCTTAATAGTCTTTATAGAATAGTTGATGACAGTATACTGTGCCTGTCATGTTATCAAAACGAAATTCTTGAAAACGGAATTCCACTACAGGAATTAGAAAAAGGAAGTATTCCGGGCATGTTCTTTAGCTATGGAAACACGGAATGTCTGGAAGCCGGATATATAGAACATGATCGCGTTTTTGTAAACTCTTATAACCGGAATCATATAATAAGTAGAATTAAAAACCTTATAAAAGCGGGAAAACAAGTGGTAATCGCTTATGAAAGATTAGCAATAGGTGGAAGTGAAGGACACATAACAATCTACACTAAGCGGAGTGAAAAGCAATGAGATATAAACTGGTAGAAACTTTAATTGAATGCGTTTGGCCGAATGAATGCGGCGGTTTGCGCAATTGGATATATAAAACTCACATTAACATACAAGTAACATCAAAACATATCTATGTAATTAAAACCAAACGTATCCTTGGTTTTGGTTTCATACAAATATGGAGTAAGAGAAGATGAGACATGTAAGACAGGGATCAAGAGAATGCCTGCTTGCCGCGGTTGCGCAAGTGGACCCTAACATCAACTTTGAGGAACTGAGGAAACACTACCGTTTTTACCTATTAAATACAATCCAGCAAAAGCAGTTTTTCAAATTATACTTACCACATAGAACAGACGTAATTGAAGGAATTCCAACATACGATATTGTACCACGCCGCGGCAGATTGCCGCAATTAAAGGGTACAGGTATAGTAATACTATATCGCAAGGATAGAAAATATCCCGGAGCAAGGCACGCTGTAAGTTATAAAGACGGGCATATACTCGATCCCGGAGATCCTACAGGTAGATTACAACCTATAAGGGATTACCTGAAAAAGACTGGGTGGAGATTTGAAAAACACATACCCATAAACATTTAGGAGATGATATGCTGATAGAGTTAGGAAAAATTTTACTGATACTACTCTCCGGAATCTTTACCGTGGCAGGAATAGTTTATCTTGGTACAGAACTACTCAACGTTATAACACGGAGATAACGGAAATTAAAAGGAGGTATGATAATGAAATACAACATAGAATTGCCAGAGTCCAAAAGACTGAAGTATCAATACTTTGAAGTCAAGAAGGATTACAGGCAAGGCGGTAAGTCATACCGCATTGTTGCTGAAGTCCGCCACGACGATCGTTGCGGTAATGGACATAACACGTTTGCCATTACGGGCAAATTATGTGAATACAAGCATGACAAATATGTGTTGATATCATGCGGATCAATCCACGATGATATATCAAAACATATTCCGTGGCTAAGACCTTTTCTCCAGTGGCATGGATGTACCACAGACGGACCATTGTATTACTTGGAGAATACACTCTACCACGCCAGTAAGATACCTGTGGACATAGGTAAACGTTGTTTATACTTAGAAGGAGTATTTATCAAAGTATGTGATCCTCACGAAGTGGAAGAGATGAGAAGAAAATACGGGAAACTTGCAAAATTTGAGCTTTTCCCTAATCCTATGGCAAAAGGGCCAAATTTAGAACTTGCACGGAAAAGCGCACTATGGCCAGATGCAACATTAGAACAGTTACGAGATAAAAAAGCCTTACTGAAAAGATTACCTGAACTAATGAAGGAATTCAAAAAAGCCGTTGAATCGCTTGGTCTAATTTACTAAGCGTACTTAAGATTCATTCCCTAACTTCCTTCCCCCAAACCCCGCAAAGCCCGGTAGGCGTGGCGCACCTGCCGGGCTCCTTCCTATTCAGAGACTTCAGCATCAATAACTTCATCATCACCCAATAAATTAACTTCAACAAATTTACTAAGAATCTCCTGAACGGGTTTACTCAAAACATTAACCTGATTCTGCTGTATGTATTGCTGGACAATGAGTGATTGAGTAGGGCTGGAGAGTATACCTAACGCCCGCAATACATCAGCCTGTTTTGAGTAATTCAATTTTTGTAAAGCGATTAACTGTTTAGGTTCCATGAGTAGACCCTTATATTCGTCAGGTTTTATCTCACCCGCTAACAGTTTACTCAATTCATTTGACTGTCGAATATCGCGTTTCAATTGATCTATGATATCCGGTAGACTGTCCATTAAGCGGGAAGCCTCCTGTAAAATTTTCTCCTGTATCTCTGGGTGTCTGGAGAGATATTTAGATATAGCAGGTTGTGAGATGCCAATCTCTTTCGCTACCTGATTCTGTGATTTTCCCGCCGCTAATCCCTGTATTAACTTTTTCTCTTTCCTTTTGTCCATAGCCTACCACAATTTACACATTGAAGTTTATCGTGAAGGTAAATCATTTGCTTTTTAGTTTTCCATCCTGCAATTTTCAACCATCCCCGACATCGAGGACACCTTGTAATAAGTGTCGATTGCCTTTTCTTTCGCATAATAAGTGTCGATCACTTTTCCTACCAAATTTTCCGGAACCCATCTAACCTCACCGATCTATATTCAAACCGCAAAAACTTCCAAACATCAAAATTTGCGGTAAACTAAAACCTAAATAGATTTAATATAAATATGTTTATACTAAATCTATTTATATTATTTTAATAGTATAATATTTATAATGTAATAATATAAATATATTAGTATATATATATATATATTATAAATATTATACTATTAAAATATTTATATTATTATACCATAAAGCTTTTAAAATGTCAAGTACTCTTCCTCCTCAGCCTACTTTCTTTTAACTTACCAATTTAACGTATTGAAAATGACTTTCAATTTCACAGTACACTTGACTTCCCTCAGCCTTTTTGCTATACTGTAACCATTAGGAGGTTGAGGCGATGAATAGAAAAGGCTGTTGTCCAGAATGTGGTTGTGATCTTGAATATGGAGAACAAGATTACCCCACTAAAGGTGAGTATACTTTCGAGGTTTATTGCCCGCATTGTCTTTGGTCAGGTTTGGAATGGTATTCAATCGAAGATGGAGAATATCTTGAAACTCAATGAGATTAGTATGAATGACTTTTGTATCTGTGATAATTGTCCCTTGAAAGACGAGGAATGCGTGGAGTCTGAAATCCACAAAAATTCTGATATACTTTTTATTGGTGAAGCTCCAGGGAGAGAGGAAGTCTTGGAAAACCGTCCTTTCGTTGGGAACTCTGGAGATATGCTCAGGCCGCATGTTAAGAAACTTGAGAAGATGGGTCTGCGGATATCTATAACTAATGCAGTAGCTTGTCATCCGCCGTATAACAGGACTCCAGATGCAAAAACTATTAAATGTTGTAATGAAAGTCTTTTGGAAGAAATTGAATATACTGATCCAAAGTTGATTGTAGCAGTAGGCCGTGTTGCACTTAAGGCTTTGTTAGGTTCTTTTACAGTACATGGCAAAGGTATAACGAAGCTTAATGGAAAAGTTATTCATGACTATCATATCCCTATAATTGCGGTAATACATCCTTCTTACGAATTGCGGAATCCTGTCTCAGCCAAGGGAATGTTTGATCGTGGAATGATGTCAGTATATTCCTACTTTCAGAAAGAGCCAAAAATCAAGTATACTAAATCAAAAGCCCTTCCTACTGCAAAACAACTTCACGGGATGGATATTGAAACAAAGTTTAAAGCGGAGTATGTGCATTTCAAAGAGGATGAACGTGCTCCTCGTCCGGCGGATGGAGAATTTGTTTGTATCTCGATGAGTGATGGGAAAAAGTCTTACTTTTCCTATGATCTAAAAAAGCACAAGAGAGCATTAGAGAAAACTCCGCTTGTATGCCACAATGCTCAGTATGAATGGGCTTGGATGCTGGCAAATGGTATTGATGCAAATATAGTGGATGATACTAAGCTTCTCGCCTACCTTTATGATCAAAGGCTTAGTCTTGACCTTGAGTCTCTCTGTGTATATTTTGGGATAGATAAACCCTACAAACCTTCGGATAAAATGGCTTTGGAAGGAAAGGAGCTTGAAGTATACAACTGCCGCGATTCTCAAAACACAGTCAATTTGCGGAATATCTTGTGGGATCAGTTAACTGAAGCAGAAAAGAAAATATATCTTGAGGTACTTCTTCCTTCAACCAAAACCCTTGCTGCTATGGAGATAGAAGGGGTACGGGTAAATGTGGATCAGATTAACAGAACTCAAAAGACTTTGGTAGATAAGATAAAAGAACTTGATGTAGAACATGACAGGTATATCAGAAAGTTTAAAAGGCTCTCTGAAAAAGAATTTAACCCGAATTCTGCAAACCACAAGCGGATACTAATATTTGATATTCTTGGTTATGAGCCTTTGGAGTTTAATGCCGCATATACTGATTCTGGTGAGCCCTCTACTAAGGCTGAGGTACTTGAAGCAATGCTTAAGAAAAGACATCACCCTACACTTGAAAAGATTATTCGCTGGTCTGAGTATGTATCCTGGAAAGACAAATTTTTGGAAACTCTCAAAAAGCATGTTGTTAGGGTAGGGAAGAAGGATTTTGTCTTTACATCTCTGTGGGTTGGAGAAACTACTACTGGTAGGATTAAGTCTAATAAGCCTAATCTCTTGAACTGTCCCCGCAATTTTGTTCGCGAGGTTTTTATTCCTCATGAAGATAAAGGTTTGTTCTTGGAAGTAGATTACGACCAGATCGAATTGCGAATTATGTCTTGTTGGTCACAAGATGAACCATTTCTTGATGTCTTTTATGATGATCTTGACCCACATGAAGAAACAGCTAAAGTTGCTCTTGGCAAAAGGAAAGTCACAAAAGAAGAGCGTGATCTTGGCAAGAAAATTAATTATCTCGTATCTTATGGTGGAGGTGCGGGACTCCTCGCTTTTTGGGCTGGTATAGAAAAGAAAGATGCTTATAAGTTTCTTGACCGTTTCTGGCGTCATCACTGGAGGTTGAGGGATAAGCTTGATTCTCTTCCAGAAGAGGGTTGGGTGGAATCACCTACTGGAATGAAAAGATTTGTTACTAATTCGCGGCAGGCAAGAAACCATCCTATTCAGAATAGTGCTCTGGTTATTCTTTTAAAAGCTGCTAATGAATTGGTTCCGGAGATGAAGCGAAATAATTCTCCTGTAATCCTTCCAGTACATGACAGTTTTCTTTTGACGTTGCCTAACCGCTCCTACAAGAAAACAATGCGTAAGGTAAAGGAGATTCTCGAATCTCAGACATTTGATTGGATGGACATACCGTTTACTGTATCATTCAAAGTAGGTAAAAATTGGGGCTCAATGGAGGAGATATGAGTAATTTTGTGTGTGAAATATGCGGTACTGTCTGTATAGATTCACCGCAGGGCTATGTAACTGGATGTAAGCATTATCCTACGGAGGAGGAAAATGACAATAACAGAACTACAGAAGGAAACTCACAGGATAGCTAAAGAGAAAGGTTGGTGGGATAAGCCGCGGTCTTTTGGAGATCTTGTAGCATTGTTTCATTCGGAAATAAGTGAGGCTTTTGAAGAATACAGAAAAGGACATGCGGAAGACTATGTATACGCCAATCATCGAATACCGAATAAACTTGAAGGAATACCAATAGAGTTTGCTGATGTTATAATTAGAATTCTTGATTGGGCCGAACATATTGGAATAGATATGGAAAAAGTAATTATAGAAAAGCTAAAATATAACAGAACAAGAGATTATAGACATGGGGGAAAGAAAATTTAAGATAATAAAATGGGACTCCGAAATTACTGGTGAAAAACAACGCATAAAATTACTTGACAAAGTTTCAGAATCATTGTATACTGTATTATATAAAGTCCAATTCATGGACAAAGAGAAGATGGTTACGTATCACAAATACCAAAAAAAAATTACTTGAAGGAGGAGTAAAATGCCAAGAAAGAAGAGTGAAGAAAAGAAGCCAAGGAGAAAGAGGACTACCACAAAAAAGAAGGAAGAAAAGCAGGAAAAAATCGCGGTAAGCGTAGAACCTACAAGAGACAGTGTTACACTTGGCTTTTCTCTTCAGCCAAGAGATTATGAGTCTATAAAGGTCAACTATACTCACTCCAGGAGTATAGAACCTGATGAAGATTATGAAACTTACGTTAAGAATCTTCTGAATGAGGCTATGGATAGTCTGGAGAAGGCTGCAAGGAAGGTTCTTAATGTTGAGGACCTCAAGAACGAAACGTTCAACGATCTCTTGGACATGGAGGATGAGGAGGATATAGATGACTAAGTTAAAGTTGACAAAAAGAGAAGATGATGTAATTTATGAGGATGAAATTGTTGAAATTTCAACACCTGTGACTTTAGAAGATTGTAATGGCGAGTTGGTTTTCGAGAGGCGTGTAGGAGGAAATTTCTCAGGAAAGGCTTTATGGGTAAATAACCTGTATGAAGCTGTAATAGGCTTAGATAGTGCAGAGCAGCAGATTATAGTATTCAGGAGGAGAAGATGAGCTGGGAAAGAATAGGAGCTATGTGGGAAAGAGATGATGGCTCTTTCTCGATAAAACTTGATATGGAGAAAGTTCTTGAATTGAACCAAGTTCTCGAAGAGTCTTATATAAGCGCATTCGAGAACAACTACAAAGAGGATGATCGTCATCCGGATTTTAATCTCTGTATAAATCTGGATAATGATGATGATGAGCCTTTTGGAAGGAAGTCTTCAAGTAGAAGGTCTTCGAGTAGAAAACCGTCTTCAAAGAGTTCATCATCCAGAAGCTCTGGCAGGAAAAGGAGGCCGACAAGGAAAAGGAGATAATAGTAGCGGCGTGGATTATGGGATTAGCGTTAGGTCGGATACCTGTGCATATTAGGAAAAAGCCAGAGTAGCGACCGGCCCGCCGTGAAGAGTTTTAGGAGGAGAATGAAATGGCTGAAACATGTTTTGGTTGTACATTTCTATTGGAAAAGTGTTGGGGAGATGGATCGAGAACTTTCTCGTGCAAGAAGAAACCTGGTATTGTAATTGGTGAATATTGTTCGTGCTGCGGAGATTATAGGGAACCAAAACCGTTAGAAGATGATTGCAAAGCTTTTAAAAGGCGTGAAGCTGGCTGCGGTGTGGAAAGCAGACACACAGCGGGGGTCAGTGCTGGACGGATAGCCGGAGGGATATGGATCTGATCACCCAAATTCCCAAAGGAGGACGCTGGAAAGAAGGGGTCCAGTAGAGCCGGAGTAGCGACCGGCCAGCCATTTAAGATTTCACGGCAGCTCAACTGGCAGCGTTGAGAGGGGAGAGACACGTACCAAGAGCACACAAACATTAGTGCTGCCCGTTTGTGTGGATGCAAAGGAAGGAAAGCTGGCTGGTTCCTACCTTCCGAGGTACAGGAAGAACCCGTAAGTATCTACTCTCCGCCACAGTAGATATAAGTCGGGATGAGAAGGGAGGAGCAACAACTTTTGGCTGTACAGGTTGTTAGCTATAGGGATTGGCCAGCGGATCGCCACCATTTTACAAGGAGTAATCAATGTTTTTCACAAGCGCACGTAAAGCCAGGATTTATGCTGGACTTGAGAAAATGAGGACCGGAAGAAGACACATTGTTGTCCCAACAATAAAGTATCTATGTCCACCTAAAGAGTATTTTGGACGGGATTATATAAGTGGTTTTACTGTAATATTGTATCGTTAGGTCTTTAAGTATGGCATGAAGCTGGCTGCTGGCAAGCAGACGGTATTTAGCCGTAGGTCCAGCCGCAGGAATAGACCGGCCTACTTTATAAAGGCAAAGGTGCGGCCAGTCAGTAGATTGCCATAAACCTGAGTAGTAATATACATACTGGGAATGCCTGGTGTGTATATGTGGAGCGGGGACACCCCGCTCACTACTTAGGTTATAAACAAAGTTGAGGAGATTATGAGAATTATAGGTCTTAGCGGAAAGGCTGGTTCCGGCAAGGATACAGTTGCCAGGTATCTTGTAGAAAAGTATGATTTTGAAGCAGAATGGTTTGCAAAACCTCTTAAATTGTATATTGGAGGCGCGATCTTTGGTTTAAAACATCATCAATTATGGGGTAAACAAGAGGATAAAGAGAAAATTGATCCCAGGTATGGCCTTTCCCCCAGGCAGATACTTCAGATGGCTGGTATGAAGTTGCGAGAAATATATCCAAACATATGGGTAAACAAACTTTTTGATAATATTGTTAGGCTGGACAGGGTAGTAATTCCTGATGTTAGATATGTGAATGAAGTGGAGGCAATACGTAAGGCTGGAGGTGAAGTGTGGAGAATTGAACGCGATGGTGCTGGGGCTTCTACTTCAGAACTTGCAAATCATGTAAGCGAAACAGAACTTGATGACTATTTGTATTTCGATGAAATTATTAACAATAATGGAACTAAGGAAGACCTCTTTAGGAAAGTAGATGAGGTAATGAATGGTTATAAAGGGTAGAGCTGAATATAGAAGATTCCTCAAAGGCAAGAATCTTACATTTAGAGAGGCGATTCTTGCTCAATGTTACGTATGTAATGGCGGTAATGAGGGTGGTGTTGACTGCCTTGGTTACTCTTGTCCCTTATATCCTCACATGCCCTATTCCTCAATGAAGAAAAAATCGAAAATTTTACCTTCTAAACGCAGGAAAAATGCCGGTTTAAAGGGTCTAAAATCGATGAAAAATTCTTGTAAGTAGTTTAACATGTCTTTTTGAAAAACTTCGATTCTACGGCTTATAAATAATGAAAACTACAAAAACTGAGTTTAAATTTCTGTCTCTTTGTTTTGAAGACCCGAGCCTGTGGGCTATTGGGTTTGAGCCAGTTGATCCTGTAGCTGAAGAACTGGTGAGACAAGTTTTTAGGTACAGAGAAAAGTATTACAAATACCCTAATTTAGACACCTTCCTTGAATTTTTGCGCACAGATTGTGATTGTTCCCCGCAAGAATATAGATATATAGTTAGGCAGCTTAAGCACAATCCAGTAGATGAAGAGTTTGCCAAGGATAAGATTATCGCTTTTGTTGAAAGCCAGAAAATAAAGAAGGCTATGATAGAAGCTGAAACTTTGCTTGAAGCTAACAGGGTTGCAGAAGCTAAAAACGTTTTAAGTTCCAGTCTCTCTTTTGTTTACAATGAACCTCACGACTATTTTGAGGATGAATTAGACGAAGGAGAACTTGTATCTATTCCTACTGGATATGCTTGTTTCGACGAGGTACTGAAAGGTGGCGGGGTCTGCCGTGGGTTTCTTGCTACTGTAATGGGACCTCAGCATGTAGGTAAGTCTCTAACTTTAGTTAACATAGGTGTTAACTCTGTACTTCAGGGTTATGATGTGCTCCATATTACATTTCAGGACAAAAAGGCAAATGTTGTAGGAAGATATAATAAGGCTTTTGGAAAGTATAAAAAACGTAGAGGCAAAAAAGGCAGCTTGAAGATTGTACAGATGTATTCGAGCAAGAATACTGTAGCTGATTGTAACTCTTACATTATCAACATTAAGCCGGATATAGTTTTGGTAGACTATATAGATGTAATCTCCTATTATGCAAGGACAAAGAGAGAAGGGTTAGAGAAGGTGGCACAAGGACTTCAATATTTGGCTCTGAGGTATGACTGTGTTGTGTGGGCCGCGAAGCAGACAGGTAAACATACTAAGTACAGTAAGCGGGAAGTAAGTGGAGAAGATTCTTTTGAGAGCTACGCTGTAGCACAGGTCTCTGACATAATTCTTACACTGTCTCAAACCAAGGAAGAGAAACAGGCCAAAAGAATTAGGCTTACCCTGGATAAGAACAAGGAAGGTGAGTCTGGCATTACCCATACATTTAAAGTAGATTATAAGAAAATGAGGTTAATTGAGACTTGACAAAGATTCTGAATATGGTATAATTTGAGTATGAGCAAGTTTACTGAAGAAGAAATAGACGATTTAACATGCTGGGGTGGCGAAGGCGATAGGTGGAAAACTATTGTCCAACATTCCAGCGCAAAAAAGTCGAAGGCTTGGGGTTTATGCTCACAATGTAAGTGGTTTTCGTTAACTAAGACTGAGACCAAAGTGATAAGGGCATATTGTAAGAATAATGAAATACACATTAACAGAGCTGAACCTGTAACAGAGTGTACCAATTATGCGAGGGTAGGAGAAATGACTCTCGATCAAATGGCAAGCATAGCCTGGAAGATTGAGGGTAAACCGAAGAACAAGGTAGGGTTTTAAGATGAAACAAGAACTAAAGTATTGTCCTTTTTGCAGATTTACTGAAGAGAATTGTAAAGAGTTTATTAAACGCCACTGTCTTTCAACTACATGGAACGATTATAAACCCATAATAGTAGAAGACGTACTCTTAGGTGAGGCCATAATAAAATGCCAAAATTGCGGCACAGTAGTTATATTTTATGATAGTGAAGAAAAATGTATTAAACTTTGGAACAGTTTACCGAGGGATAATTGAATATGATTGTTAGGAAGAATTGCCCATTTTGCAGAGTAAGGCTTGGCACTCCAGACACCAAGCAACATCTCTATATCCTACCTAAAACTGGCAAGTTTCGCAGACTTACATACTACTGTCATCGCTGTGGTGCTTCAGGTCCAGTATCAAAAACAATGTGGCTCATCGGGGATACCCGAAAAAGAGTAGACCCTGCCAGTATAGATCTCTTTTCATTCAAAATCCGATCTGAAGAAAGTGACAAGCTTTATAATTATTTGGTAGATCGTGGACTTTCTAAGGGAGTTATTTACAAAAAGGCAAGATGGTCTCCCGATCTTCCTAACCGTGTAATATTTCCTCTTTGGGTAAATAAGAAGGTAGTCCTCATCAATGCCAGAAGTATTGATAAAGACGAAGAAGTAAGATATATTACCTATGGAGATAAAAGTAAATATATCTATAATTTCGATGAGGTTGATGATTGGGCTGTTTTATGCGAAGGAGTTTTTGATGCGTTATCTACACCACATGGTATTTGTATTTTCGGTAAACGAATCTCGACAGTGCAAAAGGATATGCTTATAAGCAAGTACAGAGTAATATTTAACGCTCTTGACCCTGATGCCTTAAAGGAAAAGATAGCTTTAACAAAACTTCTTTCGAGATATATGAAGATATATAATATTAAATTTAAGAAAGGTGAAGATGCAAATAGTATAGGTTGGAATGAGATGGTAAAAAGGATTAAAGCTACTGGAGGTCTTGAAAATGTGTAATTATGTACATGCTGAGTCCCGTATGTTAAAGCCTAATAACGAAGGCTACGCATATAAGATGTTTACTAAGTTTCCTACAAAGGATGAATTAAGCTCAACGGTTTTTGGTGTAGATTATGTTGCAGATCGTTCTGGATGGGTAAAGTGGGATACTAAATATCCAGGTCATGGCTTCTGTGTATTTTTAACGGAAGATGATGCGCTAAGAGTTGCAGAAAATTGGATAAATTTGTTTAAGTTACCTTTATACCTTATTGTAAAGCGGGTAAAATATAGAGAGATGATTTGTACTCACAAAGAACGAATTATGGTTTGGAAAAAATCAAATACAGATATTGGATTAGTAAAGGAATTTAAACCTCTGGAAACTATATGGGTAAATGATAAGGAGGCTAATCATGGAGAACGATGGAAGGCATAGGGCAGTAGTATCAACAGAAGATATCCAGAAATTATGCGAGGATTCGCTCTTCATAGTGGTAAGTTTCAAGCCGCTCGAAGACAGTAATCCAGCTGGTAGGGGAAGTTTGGTAGTGTATGATAACCTTGCTGACCTCAATAATGTGGTTTCTCTGCTTTACGCGACGATAGAACTGCTCGTAAAGGGTCAGGAAGACATAAGGACCTTCAAAGGTTATACTTGTTAAGCTACATTAACTTGATTTTCTGTTTGTTCTGTAGTATTATTTATAGTGAGGTGTAAAATGTCTAACTTATACATGGTGATGTTTGTAATTAAGGATTTAGAAATAGCGTATGAGGACCGCAAGGAGCAGATAAATTTTCCTATTGACGGGTCTGATTGGGTTGGTGTTGCTCCCGTTTTTAAGACAAAAGAAGCTGCTGAAGCTTTTAGCAGAGGAGAATATCAAATTGTCGAGGTAAAAACTGAAGGGTATGAAGAGGAATACACAATAGAGATATAAAATGTTAGGTGAGATTAAAACAATAGAGATTGGAATTCCCTCAATCGATAAAATATTGAGTAGACCTGGAGGACTGCCACTTGGGCACATGATCGAAGTGTTTGGTCCCGAAGGTTCTGGAAAAAGTTCTTTTGCTTTGATTGCGGCTGCCTCAGTGCAGAGACAAGGAGGTAAAGTAGGTTATATTGATCTCGAAGGTTTGAGTCTTGATCTTGCTGAACTTCTTGGAGTAAATATTGATGAACTTGATTTGAGAATTCCCGAATGTGGGGAAGAGGCACTTGAAACTGTAAGGGAGATGTGTAATAATGGGTACGGTTTGGTTATTATTGATTCAGTTCCTGGATTGGTCTCTTCAGAAGCTCAGGAGAAAGAATTAGGTAACATAAGAATTGGAGATGTAGCCCGACTTCTGGCTCAATTCCTACCTAAATTTCGACTTGACATTTTACATCAGCAGACTACTTGTGTTGTGTGGATAAATCAGATGAGGGCAAATATTAGGACTGGAGGTTTTGGTTTTGTTAATCCCGAAAAGACTTTTGGTGGCTGGACTCTCAAACACGAAGTTTCTATCAGGTTGGAAATTCGCAAGGTAAGTTGGCTTAAGTATTCTACCTCAGTGGTCGGTTTTAAAAGTAGGCTTAGGGCAATTAAGAACAAATGCACAGTTCCTCACAGAGACGCTTATTTGTATGTAACGTTTGATCCTGATGCTCCCGACGTCGGGTACAAAAAGATGATGCTTGAAGAAGGGTTGATGGAAAAGAAGGGTAGTAGATATCTCTATGATGGGAAACTATATACAGACAAGGAAATTTATAAGTTGATTGAGAGGATTAAGAAGAATGAGTAATAAAAAGCCAGAATTGAATTGGAATATCTCAATGTATGACAATTTTATATCAAACACCATAAGAGTACAAGGTACTGATTCGCAGGGGAAAACTTATGAAGTAGAGATTGATAGGTCTGAGATTGAAGAAATGTTTGTAAATGTTGGAGAAAGCCTTATGAGAGCTATCATAAAACTTGCAATTGAAAAACTGGAGGAAAAAAGAAATGAAGCATAATGTTGACGAAGGAACTCTTAGAGAGTATAAAGCTATCCTCGGTGTTTGTTCAGCACTTGAGGGTATGTCCGGATGGGAAGGGTTACTAATATTGATCCGCATTATTTCGACAGCTATCTTAGAGCAGGCAGTAAGTAAGGAGGCTCAGGATATTCTTCTTGAGAAAGTAATAGCTGCTCTTAAATTTTCCTTCCGCTATTATAAAGAATTCTCAGAAGAGAATTTGGAGCCTGCTACGTGTGTTTCCTGCGGGAAATCGACATACAAAGAGAAGAATAAAGACAAGGATGTGTATTGTCTTAACTGCATCGTTTTAAAGAGTGTATCATGAGGAAATATTATTTAACAAATGCTTTTTTCAGAGTTGTATTGCCTAAACAAGTTGGTGGATTTTTCAAATGGTTGTACTCAAATGATACCTGGAGAGTACATAAAAGGTAGATAAAAAGAGTAAGGAGGTTAATAGGTGTAGAATATGTACAGCTCTATACGAAAATGTAATGGTGTCAAGGGATTAGCGATTGCAGTTATAGAACTTGCAGTAAACGACTATAGAGCAGGTGAGAAAAGTAATCCTGAAAACTACAAGAGCGCAAAAGCTTTCTTAGAAAGCAACAATCTTGATTTCTGGTGTGAGATTCTTGACATTGAACCTGATAAAATAAGGCGTATGTTGAGATGAAAAAGCGTTACTTCAAATGCCCTGACTGTGGTAACATGATGACAGTCAATAAGTCTGTTACCGGGAAGAAAGCTAAGGCCGCAGGCAACTATTTTGAAAGAAAGGTTGCCAAGTTTTTTGAGAAACACACAGGTTTGCGGTGGAAGAGAACTCCTGCCAGTGGTGCTTTTACAATTCCTGGAGATATTTTTTGTTTAGACTTGACATCTCAACCTTTTGTGGTAGAATGTAAAAACAGGGAAGAGATTAAATTGAAGAACCTCTTTATGAACCCTAAGAGAACATTAACTGATAAAAAGACAAAAGAGCTGTTGATAAATGATGATCAACTTTTGGTTTTTAATGAATACGGTTTGCTTATAGCTGTAACTTCACTACCTTTTTTAGCGAAGCGTAGTCTTGATGAAGCAGAAGAAAGTATAAATATGGCAGCATCTTTTGTATTGGAAGGTTTTTTGTGTTACGCTTTTAGGCTTGAGGATTTCTTAAAAATTTTTAATTGGGAGGTGTCGGAAGATGACGACTAAGGAAGCATTGGAGACATTGGAGTTTCTTAATGGTGTACTCAAAGATTATGCTGTAGCAATGAGTCATGAAAGGTATACCAAAGTAAACTCTGCTTACGCTGATTTGAGGGAGTTTCTTGAAGACTTAGACAAGTTGGAGGAAGACAGTCGCAAGTTTAATGAAGAAGTAGATAACTACTTCAACGAATGTTGGGAAGAAGATTTGTATGAAGATGACATACTGGGGATAGGAGCATGAAGACAATTTATTTGTCGGGTAATATAGCTGGAATAGATGCTGAGGAAGCGGTTGAAAGGTTTAACCGCAATTCAAAAATTCTCAGCGAGTTAGACTTGTGTGGTGAATCTATACGGATACTCAATCCTTTGAGAGGTAAGATTGTTTACCCTCGTGTTGACGGAACTGCCAGTAAGACAGGCTCTACTTTTGCATATTATGAGCCTAACGAGATAACACACAGAGACTTGTGGGATATCATGTCTGCTGATATTGTAGTTGCGGATATAACTAATTCAAGTCTTGGAGTTGGTGCTGAGCTTGGTGTAGCTTGGTACTTGAGAAAGCCTATTGTTGTAGTTACTGATAATGCGGATGTTCGGGAGCATCCATTTATTCAAACCTTCGCTCTTAAAATCGTTAATACGATTGGAGAGGCAAGAGACTTTTTATTGGATTGGATGCTATGAGTGTAGAACGGGTAACTATAAAGGGTGTAAGGTACTATAAAGTAGAGGATGAGCTACTTATCTCTGTAACTACTCCCCTAAAAGTCATATCTACTCCAGCCTTGGAAGTGTGGAAAGCCAAGATAGGAGAGCATAAGGCAAAGAGAATTGCAAGGAAAGCCTCAAAGTTTGGTACCCGAGTACACTCTTATTGCGAAAAAGTAGCAAAAGGGGAAGAAATAGGAGATGTACCAAGTAAGTTTGAGCAGTCTGTAAAGAATTTTAAAGCCTGGTTTGAGAATGTAGAAGAGGTTTATGCTACAGAGATTATGCTTTATAGTAAAAAGTGGGGTATTGGTGGCACCGCAGACTTGATCTGTAAAATGCGAGGTGACGACTTCTATAGTATAGTAGATATCAAGACTGGAAGGATACACCCTCATGCTGCTTTACAAATTGCTGCTTACCGGAAAATGGCAGACGATCTACTTGACATTGAAATCAAACGTGGTATAATATTGTCTATTAGGCATGACCGAAAGAACCCTAAACTAATAGAGTGTGTGGTCAAGAGTCATCCGAAAAAGTGTACCTGTATGAATGATATTGTGACTTATGATGAGTATTGGCAGATATACTGGAACCTGTTAAAGATATGGAAGTGGAAGGAGGAAGTTAATGCTAAGTGAGAATGCTATTAACATAGTTAAGCAGAAATTTTGTGCAAGAGGAGAAACTGTTAATGATGTATTTGTTCGTGTAGCTCGTACTTTGTCTATGGGAGATATAAGACTTGAAGAAGACCTATATGATGCTATGATTCATGGTTATTTCATGCCAGCATCACCTACGTTGAGAAACGCTGGGTTTGAAAGAAGACTTCTCCATCCGTGTGCTGTACTTCCTATCTATGATAATATTGAAAGTATTTATGAAACTCTGAAGAATGTTGCTATACTGTTTCATTATGGTGCTGGAGTAGGTATGTCCTACTCGCCACTGAGGCCAAAAGGTGATAGCTTGAGTTCTGGTGGAGAGACTTCTGGAGTTATAAGTTTTATGAAAGTCTTTAATGAGACTATAGAATGTGTTAAAGAGGGTGGATTCCGCAAGGGGGGTATACTGGGGGTTCTTGATGTGGATCACCCAGAAATTCTTGATTTTATAACTTGCAAATTGAAAGGAGGCTTTACCAATTTCAACCTGTCAGTCTTGGTTACTGATGACTTCTTTAAGAAGTGTGAGCTTGGCGAAAATATCCCTTTGTATAACCCTAAAGACGGCCATGTATGGGATTACGTAGACGCAAAGAATATACTCGATCTTATGGCTTTTGCGGCACATCAATGTGGTTGTCCTGGAGTGATCTTCTACGATAGAATTGCCATGGATAATCCTTTTGATGAAGATATTCGGGCAGCAAACCTTTGTTCAGAGTTACCATTACCGCCTAATGTAATGTGTAATCTTGGGTCAATCAACATCTCTAAATTTATAAAGGGTGATACTTTTGACTCTGAAGGTTTTGCAAGATACGTAGAGCTTGGAACCAAGGCTTTACTTAACATCAACAAGATTGCTTGGTATCCCCTGGATGAGATTACAGAGATGATGAATAAGTATAATCCGATAGGTCTTGGTATAGCAGGAATGGCTGACTTACTCATCAAGCTTGGAATTTATTATGACAGTGAAGAACACATAAAACTTATACGGGAAATCGGGAAACCTTATGTAGAGATCACCAATACTCTTGCTCCCAATAGTGCCTATAAGAGAAGCTTGCCGCCTACAGGTACGTGCTCTATACTTCTTGATTGTTCTCCAGCTACGGAACCAATCTTTGACAGGGAGTATGAAAGACATTTGACTGTGGGTGTATTAAGGGAAAGCAGAGACATTTATACGAGTAAGTATGTGCGTACTGCCCATGAAATAGAACCGTGGTGGCGTTTAAGGATACAGTCTGTATGGCAAAATGAGGTAATTGATTCATCAATATCCTCGACAATTAATTTACCTCATGATGCTACAGTAGAGACAGTACGGAATATATTTATTCAGGCTCACAAGATGGGTTTGAAGGGAGTTACGATATTTAGGGATGGTTGCAGAGACCAGCAAGTTTACAACCACATATCTTGTGAAGATGGAGAATGTTCATTATAGGAGGATAAAAAGGAGAAAGAAAGATGGCGAAAGGTAAAGGGAAATACGATAAATCGATAGCCAGGAAAGAAAAGTACAAGAGACAGAGGATTAGAACTGAAGCTAACAAGGCCAGGAGAAGGAGGAAGCACCTGGAAGAACATCCGAATGACCTTGTAGCTCAGAAAGCTTTAAAGGGGAAAGTGTGATGGAGATACTTGTACCTATAGTATCGATAATAACTGGAGTTTTCTACTTTTATATTGTGTAGAGGAGATGAGGTTTTGCTATGAATAGAAAAGAGAGAAGAAAGTTTATGAAGAAATCAATTCCGCAAATACTGAAAGCTCTCGGAGTGAGTAGAGTGCAATTGAAGAGAGACTTGCGGAGACAAGGTTTTGATCCCTCACTCACTAACCAGTATTTGTCTTTGGTCAATCTTTTGAAGAGTAAGGAGGTAAAACAAGATGAAAATAGGAGGTAATCATGAGAGTATCGCCTGAAGTAGAAGCATCTCTGATGTGGCTCACAGATAATGGTTTTCTTAAATCAAAGGATATCTCCATTTCACACATTAGAGAGCGAGGTAAGACTTACAAGGATATAAAACAGTATGGTGGAGCTACTGTAGTTTCACTATATATCCGAAATCACGGTATCTTCACAGGAAAGGCTGAATGCAGTAAGAAAGATATGTTCAATAAGAAGGTCGGAAGAGACATAGCCTTAAAGCGGGCTCTACTCTCAGTCTTCAGGAACATATTCTTCATAAGCAAACCGGAAGAGTTTATGAAGCACCTTACACTCGAATTTACTCATAGAGGTCATAAATGGGCAGAAGTGAGAAAATAAAGTAGTACAGGATAAGAAATCATGACTACCATAGAAACTTTATCTTTATGGGTAATAGATAAGTGGCTTGAAGCTATAGATGGTCTTATTAAAGCATACTCCAGACAGCCTGAGAATGAAATTGGGTTTGTTGAAGGTGTCAATGGCATGGAGTATTGCTCTCTGTGTAATGTAGCTGGTTATTGTGTATATGGTAGAAAACTTCCAAGTTGTCATAAATGTCTGTGGGTTATACTTGAAGGTCATTCTTGTGTAGATGGAGACTTTGGTTACTCCGAGTTTTCCTTTGGAGAAAGGATAGAAAGATTGAATAGGTGGAAGGAAATTTTATTAAAAGAAAAGGAAAAACAAAATGAATAAGTTAGAAAATCTTTCTACGAGAAAGATAGACTTGTGGTTAGAAGCTATTAATAAATTGATAGAGATATATTCTCGTTATCCGCAAAACAGTGTTGCTTATGTTAAAGAAGTTGAGGGTGTAACTGATCCTCCGCTTTGTAGTGTAGCTGATCGTGTATACTTGGGGGATATCCCCTCTTGTCTTGACTGCTTATGGTATAGACTTGACAAACGCACATGTGAAGACAAGGGTTATGAGTATACTAAAACTACTTTTGGGGAAAGAATAAAGAGACTAAAAAGGTGGAAAGAGATTTTACTTGAAGAAAAGAAAACCCGCCAGGATTGAGCTTACCAAACATTGTTTGGTAGAGGCTTGGCGGGTATGCAGCGGCCACTCAATGAGTGGTCCCCGATCCTTTTCTACCTCGATTGGTAGATAGGAAAAAGCTGTACAGCAAGACAAAATGTTACCACTTATGAAGAAGTGGGAACCTTGCATTCGAAATGCAAATTTGTAAGGCTACAATTAGAGAGTCTATCCTCACATTCACAGGTTTCTTTCTCCTTCTCACAACATTGACCACAGTCTTTAATTGTAATTTTGTCCATATTTACCTCCTTGCAAAAAGTCTTAAAATTTGGTCTTGAAAACGGTACTTTTTGCGGGTTTAAACGGTCTAAAATCGACGTTTTTCTTTTACAGGTAGTTAGGTATACCCTTTACGTAAAACTTTGATTTTCCGGATACAACCTCTCGGTATCGTAAACCTGCTTGAGACCTCTGAAGTATCTCCGAGACCTAAGGTGGACGCTACCTGGATAAAGCTTGGTTCATCATGAATCAGAAAGCCTACTGTAATACAAGGAAAAGGCTTAAGTACCGAGTTTACAGGCATCCAAGCTGAGTCATTACAGGCATCATCCCATTCTACCAGTACCAAGTCATGCTTTACCTTCAATTGCCACCTCTCGACTTAAGCATGTGCCTGGAGAGTCCCCATGCTGGGAACATAGATACCAGGATTTTTTCCACAACTGGATCAAGGTCAATGCCCACGGCTCTGAAGTATAGTACCGCAATGAGAGCTCCCGCACTCACAAACGGACGCCATAGAGACTGCATTGCGTAAAGAACCTTGACTATGGCATCTACCCATGGTATGGTACTCTGAGTTATAATCATGCGGTCAAGCTCATTCTTGTACTTGTACATCTGAAAGATAAACTCGTTGCGCTTATCTTTATCTTCGATGTACTCAGAGGCAAGGCCTATAATTCCGTTAAAAGCCTTTCCTATGGTATCAATGAGTGGTAAATTCATTATAGTCCCCATTTATATAATAGCCTGTATAAACATATAGAGGAAGAACAGGAAAAAGACCATATACAAGCTTATGATTATTCCATCAAGTAGTCCTGTCTTTATTCCTTTCCATATTCTTGCTTTATTGTATTCCCTAAGCCATGGAGGCCCTAAAAGAAAATTTAGTATCTTATCCTTCATCTCTTAGTAAGTTTAACACTTTCGGGTGTATCACATATGGATACACTGTTTTATTCTTATTATCTACTATCCAAAAGCCTTGAACCCACTCACTGTGAGTATTTAAATCACGATATTTGTATTCATGAGCAGTAGGTATTGTCATATGTAGTCCTTCGCCTATGATATCCTGACCGGAATCATCTACCGCAAACATAAACCTGTGAGTATGCCCGTTAAGAATACTCATGCGGTAACGTTTACAGAGGTCTTCAGCCAGAGAAACCTTGTTTTTACGGGACTTGGTTGGATGATTTACAAGCAACCAGTTGCCCACTTGACAGTAAAATTTATCAGAGATGATAACCTGAGGTGACTCAAAAAGCATTTCAAATACTTCCCTTGCCGCCTCATTACTTTTAAGCAGCCTCGATAGACGCCACTCGTGATTACCTCTAAACCAGTATATTTTGTCAAAGTGATCTAAAATCTCATTCATAAACTCTTTAGTTTTTCTAAGCTCCTTGGCCCATGGTATATCTGCATCCTGAGGCTCTTTACTGTACAAAGCTTTAAAGTCCGTGGTATCACCGCCGAGGATAATTGAATTTATCCCAAGAAGTCTTGCAACCCTGAAACACTCTTTCCATACCTTCTTATCATGATATGGTACATGGGCATCAAACGCCACTATCACCATTGAATCGTCTACTCGAATCTTGTCATCATATTTAGGAAGCTTAAACTCTTTACTTTCTCCTGAAAGGATGTCTTTCACTTCGTTTATTGCTTCTCCCCAACTGCCGAATGTAGTTCTAAAGGGCTTTCTGCTAAATCGGCCACCCGATTTCCTGTATTCTTTGAAAGATGGTATGTATTTGAGTTCGTGATAAATATCGAGAATGTCTTGGATAAGTTCTTCCCGTCTTGTCATTTAAACCTCCTATCTTAAAACTGCTGAAAGAAGAGCACCGATTATTCCTGTCATAAGTGAGACAAATAAAGTTATCCATGCAGGGTAGCGGTGCATAAGCTCATTCGTAACAAGCTTACGAATCTCCTTGATATCGGCATCAAGCTCCTTGATTGCTCCCTGTACATCTTTTTTGAAATCCTGGAGCATAGCCCGAGTATCTCTTTCATACTCACTTATCTCCACAGTAACCTCCTTGTATATTATACACTATTTCTCTTCCTGTGTCAAACGTTTAATCGTATAGAACCTGCGAATAAACCTCTTTGAATAAAAACCTGGAACACGTCTTGCCTGGCGGAGAAGTTCCTTTGCCTCATCTTCCGGTAACTCCTTGTACCTGGCATAGAACGAGTCAGCCCGAGTTTCAGGTGGAAGTGCAGAGAGTTTCATCCACCAATTCAAATTAGGTAAACCCTGAAGTTTCTTTAGACGTCTAAATCGGTTCATGAGCCTTTTTCTATCTTCTGCTGGAGCAGAACGTATGAAGTTGTAGACTTCCTCTTTCGTACTGTCTCCTCTAAAGTAGCTTTCCGCAAGGAAATCCAAACGCCTTGTGCGCTTAAATCGTTCTGTATTGGCCTCTATGTATGTATTTTCCATTTCATATTCGTATTCATAACGAGGATCAGTGTTCCGCAAAAGTCTTCTGATAAACGGCTTCTTCAAAATCAACTCTTCAGTCACCATACTCTTTTCAGCTTCCGGAACTTGATCCAGCCACAATTTCCACTGATAGCCAAGAATAGACGTAAAGATGTTCCCACGAGTGAAGTATCTACTAAGGAAATACCTCATTCTCTCCGGAGAAAGTCCTGTAGCTTTACCAAGCTGTATAAAAGCTGGATGAGTGTACTTATTCCATTCTTCATGTGGCTCTACCTTACCACCCTTCCATATCTTCTGATTGGTCCAGAAGTCAAGGTTTGAAGCATAGCCTATCAGTGCACCCATCGTCGGGGACATTGACTGCATAGGGAGAAACGGGAGAGTTTCTTTCAAAGCCTGTGTAAGCTGGCGAGGATCGACAGGATCACCAAGAAACTTCGCCATAAGCATTTCACCAAGTGTGGTAAATACCCGCATCGTCTGGTCCTTAGCTACCCTGAAATACATCCACTTCTTATTTCCCTGTGCGTCAGTATACGTCCACGGAGTCATGATGATAAAGTAACTTGCTCTGTCTCGCGGACTTATCTGTTTTATAGCTTCTGGATACAGAAATCTGTTTGCAGCATAGATACCCATGCCTATTGCCATGAGGTTACTTACTTTCCATGTAAAACCAGCAGGGTCCTTTATAGCTCCACGAATAGCACCACGAGAAGCCTGTATAGCTGCATTAAGGTAAGGTATAAAGTTGTCCGCAGCTTTCGCGTAGTTACCGCCTCTGGAGAAGTCAAGATAGCTTCTGGCAATGTACGTAGCATCCTGAGCACTATAACCGGCACGCATAGCCCGCCTCATATACGCAAGCCTTGTCATAATCTCGGAAGTTTCCTGCGCATAGCCAAAAACCTTTTGAAGCTTTCTGAAAAACTTATTTCCACCTTTATACAGCCTACTCTGAGCAGTAAGAAACTCAGTACCACCACCATTAGCAATATATACGTCATACAAACCTCTACGCCGTGCAGCGTCACTAATCACATCCATTATATCTCTTGTCATCTGGCCAACGTACAGTAACGGGTTTTTAGAGTACACCCGATAATGGTCACTAAGCCAAATCAAAGCTATGTCTCGTGGAATGTTTGTCAAAGGGAACTCCACGTTCAAACCAGTTGCCATAGCCTTCAAAATTCTGGAACCAGAAAGCCATTGGAAGATAGTAGCCGTAGACTGCTTAAGTATGGGGTCTTGCCTCACCCACTCTTTTGCATACTCACTCTTCATGAGTATAGCTTTCAACTGACCTTTTTCTCTATAAGATACCTTAACCCAACCTCTTGGAGCAGACTGGTATACTGGTTTACCTGTAGATGTATATCTGATCAATTTAGCAGGCTTTACTATACCGTTGTAAGGTACTTCTTCCGCAATTTTACCTAAGGAGTAATTTGCTCTATTGGAGAAAATACGCCTGTAATGCCTCTGGAGAAGTTCCCGCATAAGGTATTCAGAATTTGTCTCCAAGAGTTTCTCAGTACCTTCTTCCAAAGGCTTAAAACCACTTTCACGGACACTAATAGTTCTACCCTCAATCACAGTAGGATTTACTGGGTCTATAAGCTCAAGAAGTTTGCGAGGAGTATACTCTATCCTTCTTGACATTCTCTCGTAATCTTCTGGAGTAATAAGGCCCTCTTCAAGAGACTCCCTAAGCATCTTTCGAGGCATTTCAAACCAAGCTTCCGCACGTCTATTCAAGTCCTCAAAATCAATCCTTGGATCACTCTTAAGCCAATTAACGTATTCCTCAAAGTCAGCTTTGGTAAGGCCCTCAGGATGCTTAATCTTTGTCTTGTGAGTATACTGAACTTCTACCCATTTACCTTTCTTCTGACTTACTATCTTAACATCAGGAAGTTCGAGAGCACGGCTTAATCTGGTACGCGGAACTTTTATTCTTCTTGTAGTTACACGTTCTGTCGGCAAACTAAGTACAGCACCCTTAGTAAATATGAGCCTGTCGAGAATCTCACGCTCTGGAGCACGGAGACCTCCGTAAACCACATGGCTTAAACGGTCCATCTCCTCATTAGCTCTCGGGCTGGCACCAGCTATAAGTGCTTGGTCACGCTTTGCCGCCCATCCGGCAGGGCCGAGATCATCTAAAGCCTTCTGAATATTGCCGGAAACATCGACAACAGCATGTTTCAGTTTTCCCCAAAGAAGTCTCAACTGTTTACTGCGGTGCTTGGCATTAGCTTCAAGAACTCGGTTGAACATATCGTTTACCTTCTTAGCTCCTGTACCCTCCGGAGGCTCAGGGAACTTTTCAGGTGGAAGAAGGGCACCGCGTTCATCCATGTAAAATTTCTTTAATAAAGACTCTTCATCTAAGTTAGGCAAAATCTTTTTGAGAACACGGTCGAATTCTTTGCCGCCCTCTGCCCTCATTTTATTTATAGTTTTAGCAGCTTTGACTCTTTCTTCAAAAGCCTTTTCTAATTTTCCTTTCTTGGCATAAAGCTCCGCAATATCAAGCTTCTGCTTTACAGCATCATGAACAATACTTTCCGCTTGTTCAAGAGGATTAATTACACCACCTTTCTCAAGCACAGAAATAGAATCAGGCTTACCTACAGCCTTGGCAAGCCTATGTGGCAACTCTTCTACTTCTTCAGCTCTATTTACTACAAGTCTCCCTAAAGGATTTCCTTGCCTTACTCCACCAACATGCTTAGGTGGAGTATCAGTTATCTCATGCCAGTCAACGGGGAAATATTCATTCAGCTCCTTTCGGGTACCCTTAATAAACTTAGTATCAACAGCTTTACCAGTTCTATCAACATATTTTACAGGTACATCTTCTATGCCTAATTCTTTATACGCAATTAACTTAAGAGGCTCATCCAAAAGGTTTACTGGTTTATTGTCCTCAACCAAGACTCTCACAGGCTTTATACCAGTAACCTTTACATCAGTTTTAAATGAGTCTATAAGTTTTCTACCCTCTTTAGTTACTCTGAAAGCAAGACGAGACTTATTTCCTTCAAAAGAAAGCAACTCTTCTAAAGGCATCTTATTAGAAACAACTTTCTTTAAGTATTTTACTGGAGTCTTTTTCTTTGTTATGGATTTAGCATATTTCCTCAGTATCTTAAACGAAGCTGCTCCTTCAGGACCGAGAATCTCTTCAAGCTTACCTTCAGGTAAAGCCTTGAGGTAATTAATCCTCTTCTCCATTTCTTTCAGTCCACGTATCCAGTCTTGTACCTGAGGGTCTGTCTGAAGGAGTTTATAAGCCTTCTGTAAATCCACTGGAAGAGCATCCGCTTTTAACTCACGTATCTTAGCAAAATCAGATATCTTCAATCCCTTTTTAGAGACTGCATGGAGTATAGACCTCTCCGCCATTTTTTCAATAGCATTTTCCACAGTCATACCGGAAAGAACACCGACAGCTACTGAGAAAAGAAACGCCGCAGTTGGATTATTTTCAGCTATTGCTTCAGCAGCACCGCCGATAGGGTATTCAAAGGTAGCACCTACAGTACCGGAGAGAACTCCCCGCAAAAATGACTGCGCAACACTTAAACCTTGTTTCAAACTACTAACTGTTACTCCACCAAAAGCAGCAGTAAAAACCGATACCGGGTCAATATACGGAGCCTCAAGCGGTTTCTCAAATTTCTCCGGGCTGACAAGATACTTCGATGCAAGCTCCTGATCGCCAGTCTCAGCATAAACCTTTGCAGCCTTTATCTTACCAACATCTCTGGCTATATTATATGCAAACCTCGGATCAGCTCTTGGAGGAAGTTTTATCGCCTTAGCAAACTCATCAAAGGGAACATGTGAATAGTGCTTTTCATAGATACGCTTTACAAGAAGTGACTCCGGAATATTGGCAAGCTGTGGATTCGCCTTTATGTATTCCTCGTAAGTAATCATTACTTCCAACCTTCTATAAATATTTTACGTTCTGCGGCCCTCCGCCTTACCAAACCTTTTAACCTCTTACCTTTCTGGAACACAAAACCTTTTTTCTCAGAGAAGGCTTCTTCCAAAAACTTGTCTATACTACCTTCGTTTAAGTATTTTAGAGCTTTCGATCTCTTGAAAGCCGCAATACCAACATTGTAAACAAGACTTACAAGAGCATCTTCTTGATAGGACTTCAATCTGATTTTAACTATCTTCCTTAGAGCTTTCCTGTAACGCTTAAGTTCCTTCTTTAAGCGCTTATCCGCTTCCTTCCTGGTTATAGTATCTCCTTTCTTCACTCCTTCCGTAAAACCATAACCTATCGTCCAAACATCATTCTTGGTAGGAAGATAAGCTTCTGCTTTAAATTTCTCAAAGGATTTTATAAACTCAAGTAAGTTATCTCTAAAACACCACATAGCTTATTCACTTATCTTACCTTTCCTGCGCCTTCTCTCAAAGAGAAGTTCACGCAATTTCTTGGCAGCAGCAACAGTCTTTATCCTTTTATACTTCCTTATCTCTGCTTCAAGCTCTTCATCGCTGAGAGAAGCGTATTTACTCTTCTTTACTTGTTTCTTACCTTTAATAGGCTCTTTCTTACGAGTTTTATCTTCCTCAAATGTAGCTCTAAACATTTCATCAGCAGTACGCAAAACATCGCCGGATAAAAATTCACCAAACGGTGGTGGATTTCCGCCCAAAGGAGGTGAAGTCTCGCCAGTATAAATCTGTACAGCCTTCTTAGCTTCTTCCACAGCTTCAGTAGGTGGAGCTCCCGCACCCGCAAACTTTAAGGCAAGTTTCCTTTCAAACTCTTTAGGGTCACCCCTTCCTTGCTGCTTAACATATTCAGTCAAAAGGGCAGTATCCCGCTTATATTTGAGAGCCTCCATAGCAGCCCTCTGTTCATCAAGCTGAGCAAGATAATCCTGAAGTCTACCAGACATACCCATAATATCAGCACGCATCTTTTCAACAATAGCCTGCTGCTTATTGATCTTGTCCTGTGGAGCACCTTTCAACTGCAAGTCTTTAAGTTTGCCAAACTCTTCGGCTAAACGCTTTTCACGCTCACGGATTTCATCCATTACAATACCTTTGAACAACTCCTTATTCTGAGTCCACAACTGCGTATACTGAAGGATAGCTCCCGCAGGTCCACGGCCTTCCTGATCAACAACTCCAGCTTCCCGATACATCTTCAGAACCTTCTGCTGTATAGGCTCAGATAGAGACATGAATGTAGGATCGAGCTTTATATTGATGATTCTGTTCATAGCCTTCTGTCTCTGCATAAGTTCACGCAACTGTAAAGCGTTTATAGCCTGTCTCTGAGAAGATTCCGCCGCAAGCCTGCGTTCGCGGGCCAAACCGAGAGCAAGCTCACCAATCTGCCCTACAACATTTGCAGCTCCAGAACGGCCTAAGTCTTCAAGAAATCCCATTATTACCTCCCCAAAAACTTCTTTATACTGTAAAGTACCCTACATACGGGGATACCTACAAACTCAAGTATCGCACCAAGCCAACTACCCTTAATTCGCTTATCCATCTTACTTGCCATGTGATATGCCCAAGCTCTACCAAAAGGAGCAACAAGTTTAGTAACAATTTCATACTTCCTCATTAACTCAACTACTTTCACTCCCCACCATCTATAACCCTCTTTCACTTTAGAATCTATTTTCTCTTTTGCATAAAGAGAATCAAGGAAGTATATATAATTTGGGAGCAAACCCTGTCTGTTAAGCTCAGTACAGATTACTTTACCACCAGCAATAGCACCAGCACCTACTAAAGCAAGAGTAGCAAAAGGATTAACAACACCAAGTGCCAAGGATATTCCATATCCGGTTGTAGCACCACCTATAGCTCCCCATTCACGGGAACCGCCAGGAAGTTCCTCTGCAATTTTTTCACGAGCACTATATATAGCAGTGCCAGCAGCGATAGGTAAAGCAGCAGGAACATTAACTGCAAGCGGGTTTACTTGCGAAGCACCCGTAGCTTCAATAGCAGCAGCACCAGCTTCGACACCAGCAGTACCAGCTTCAAGTGCAGCAGTTTCAGCACCTGGAATAACTGGAGGTGAAACAGTTAAAGCCTGTGTAGTTGCCTGCTGTGCACCTACAGACTGACCTATCTCCAATGTAGGAGGAGTAGGCAACGGAACAGAAAGTTCTTGAGGCTGCAACGATACTGGTGTAGAGAGAGGATCAAAAACTGGTTTACTCATACCGATAGGAGGAGTAAGAGGTTCCACATCAAGTCTGGCAGTATGAGGCACTGTTTCAAGTACCCTACCTGTAGGAGTAGATATTTGAGCACCTGGAGCTTCAGGAGTAGATATAGCTGCTTTTTCAGTCTTGGTAACAGGCTTAGATTCACCCAGTATTTCACGCATCATGCGTTCATCAGCAAGACGCCTGGCTCTCGCTTCCTGAAAATGCTTATAGCCTAAATAACCTTGAGTTGCAAGACCACCAAGCTGAAGCAAACCTCCTACTTTAGCAGCCCGCTTTTCCTGTCTCATTTTCTGCTGCCTCAATGCTATTTCAGACTCCAAAGCCCTTTTACGCGTAGCCTGAGCTTCAAGCTGAGCCTGACGTGCAAGTTCACCACTCAACCAAGCACCATAAAGGCTTCTCAATTCTCTTTCAGACAGAGCTCTACCAGACCTTCTCTTTCTACGAAGCATAGTCTGATACAGCTTACCTATGTTTGCCATCACTTTACCCCCTAATAATCTAATCTAACTGGTTTATACAGTAAGGTCAAATATAAAGGTTCAAATCCCCACGTCTCATTATTTGTAGAAATTTGAAATTTAAATCTGTGTGTAATATGTGGTCCGAAGCTGTGACCCTTGTTTGGATCAGCAATCCTGTAACCACTTTTTACTGGTGACATAGTAAAAGAGGTTCCCGAAGTTTTTGAATCCCCATAATGTGTCACTGTCACACTGTTAGATGTATTAGTTTTAGCTACCATTATTAACTTTATACGTCTCACTATAGTTTCCACTTCAAGTGATCCATTATTGAGAGCAAGATCACCAATTTCAAACGTGTGGTCTATGTCTGCCTCATCCATTTTATTGCCGTATTCAAGTCTGAAGACGTATCCAGTATCGCCGCCTGCCGCATAGTTATAAGTGTTTCCGTCTGTGTCGTAAGCAATACAGCCGCAAGATAAAGCTCTGTTGGAACCGCGATCTACTTGATACCACTTGCCTCTTTTTATGTCATAAACCCATTCTTCATTGAGAGTTGTTGAAGTACCTGTAGCACATAACCAATGATACTCTTGATTCATTTCGTCATAGAAAGCTTTAGATATATTTTTCTTAGCAGAATTTACCGAGTTGGAATTTCGCATATCAAACTTATCTTGTATATCAGAATGTATCCCGACAATTGAACGCCCATCACAGAGATATATTCCGTTTGATCCTTGGAAGATAACCGCATTTTTACTCTGTCCAGTCTTCTTATCTACACCTAAGTGCACAGCCTGCAACGTCAATGGAGCAATACAGCCTATGCTATCAGATAATCTGTATTTCACCCAGTCTTCAGGATCGTTTCCTATCAATAACCAAATTTCGTGTTCCTTAGCGAAAAGAATAACACTATACAAGTTAGAGCCAAACTGTGTATACAGTCCAGCAGCCGCTACAATCTCTCGCTCATCACCGAACTCAAACTCTTCTGTGTCATCTCCATTCCACACTTCAGTAGTGTATTCAGAAGAACACCTGACAGAATTTTTCTTGCCAGCAGTCTCAGAACAAAGCCAAACTCTATTACCAGCAAACAAACTAAACTTGTATCCTTTTATAGTTTCTGGAGCAGTAATCCCGCCACAGTAATCTATGCGTACATCAGAAGAAAAATTGTTTGCGAAAGTTAGTTTATAGCAATAAAGCGGAGGGCTATCCTCGATCTGTCTCTTTACCTCATTTGTACCTACTGTAGGGTTCCAATCAATTACTCCAGACTGGCCAAGTGACTTAGTTCCATTAAGTGTACCGTCGTTTACAGTACCTACACTCACCCAAGAAGAACCCGACCAATAATAAACAGTAATCCAAGATGCGGTAACAGTGTTAGCAACGTCAGGCAAAGTAAACTTTAAACCCGTAATCTTTTCAGTAAAACCTACAACAATATAATCAGTAGAACTTTGTAACCCCCCTACCTGCGCATAGGTAGTAGAACTGCCAGAGTTATAATCTTCTTCAGCAACATTAGGAGTAAAATCGAGAAACTTGCCGTTACTATCATCCCAAAATTTAAACAGTATAGGTTCACGATAAACACCATCCCACAAATCCTTTATATCTTGAAAGGGAGTATCAACAGTTATATAGTAGATAGAAGTACCAGAAGCAACATTGTCCACATATACTTGATACCAATATAGAACATCATCATTCAAAAATCTTACTTTAGCAATTCCGTCTGTTGAATCAAATGTAACACTGCCTGTCTGTGCAAGCGAAACTCCACCACTTTTTGTTCCGTCTGAAAAATTAGTTACTCCTACCCAAGAAGACCCATCCCAGTATTTTACACCCATATTACTGGAAGCTGTATTAACAGTCTTTATATAAAGCTTAAAACCTTGAATTGGTCTTGTAGAACCTATATAACAAAAAGACTGCGACGTAGTTGTAGAATACTCCTGAGTAGGAGCTTCAAATTCAGAGGTATGTCTCGCTATATTGGAAACCCTGATTTCATCAAGCCAGCCATCAAGATAGGCTGAAGTGGTTGTCTGGTCAGTTACCAAACAGCCTATGTACACACTTCCAGTATAGTTAGCCGCACGGTCAGTATCACTGGTATAAGCTTTCTGCTTACCATCAACAAAAATATACCAGTCATTACCACTTTCAACAAGCTCTACGTGATACCACGCTCCTGTCGAAATTGTACCATCTGCCGTACTAACATTTACCACTTCAGTACCAGCAGAGTATATGCTGAGGACAAGAGCTCCAGCAGATGTTACATAGAACTGAAAGTGTTCCTCTGCTCCAGCACCACCAGCAGACGACTGAGAGTACAAACCCATATTTGAAGACAAGGAGTTCAGCCTCACTTGCATATCTATAGTAAAGTTACCGCCACTAAAATCAAAGTCTGCATTATCAGGTATAGTAAGGTAGTCACCAGTACCATCAAATAAACCAGAAGCAGAGCCAAATTTTTTCTGAGCTGTATCTATCTGAGCATTTCCGTTTGCCGTCACTGTATGTGGAGTAGTCGGAGAATCGTCTGTAAATGTTGTACTTCCGTCTGTACCATTACAGTGAAGCATCAACATTACATTAGAATCTACACCTCCAGCTCCTGTATAGAGCGTAGCTATATTTTCGTTATCATCAAGCGTATTACTGATAACATCCGAATAATCGTAACTGAAAGAGCCTGAGGGATCATAGTTAATGAACGCCGCACAGCGATACTCATTACCACCCCATATCATAGACTCTTTACCATTACAATATATCACACTACCATTAGGACCTTTACTGAATCTACCTAAGCTCGCACCTACAGCATCCGTATGTAAGGCGGTGGCAGAGAAATTGCCTTGGTTAGTGATAGCAGTAGTATTCTCAAAAACTTTGCTTTCAGTTTCAGCATCATTATAAGCTTGCACAAGAAAGTGACTTTCAGCAGGCTGCTCTTTCACAAAGTGGAAAGCGTTTCTAATCTTAGGATGTGTAGTCAGAGCAGACGGATTATACTTTGTCATTCCACCTATACCCTTAATACCGACATCCGTATACCGCAAATTGATCAGAGAAGAAAAATTTTCGCCGATCAAGATTGGATCAAGATATGTTATAAGCCTGCCACCAAGAGCAATTTCTTTTCTTGTCCACTTTACATCAGCCATATTAATTCCTCTTACGTAAATTAACCCTCAAACCGCTCTTTCTAAAAGTACGCTTCAAAGAATCTGAAGCCTTCCTAACAGCAAAATCAAACTGCTGATACAGCCTATCACCAAAATTAGGCTCTCTATCACGGTACTTATAGAACCATGCAGCATAATAGCAAAGTGCTTCATGGTACTCCTCTGGAAACCTGTATATCCCGTAGTCAGAGAATACAGGATCAGGTTTCTGAACATACCTCAAAGTTATAGCATGTCCAGCCTGAGAAGGAGGTGGTGAAAGCACCAACTGCAACCTACCCTGTGGCTGTATGACATAGGAATCTCCGGAAGTCCAGTCATTGTTTGTGCCGCCGAATAAAGCTACAGTCAGAGATGTTGAAGAGTCTGCCGAAAGAACAATACCAGAACTACCATCTGTAGTATTATGTACGTTATCTCCTGGACTCACATTTGAAAAATCAGCACTCGAATCTGTAAGTGTACTTTCACCTCCGGATGCAGCACTTGTAGCAGTAACAGTACCAGTAAGCCTTGAATTCAAAGTAGGCTTGTCTATAATCGCAAAGTGACTCGGTATAGTCACCGAAGTTGTATTATTCTCAAAGATTATATCTTCGTAATCCTTCCAGTAAAGGGTATATGTTGACGTCCCGTCACTGTACTCAAGAAAGTAATCATTTCTGCTATTCTTGAGATACAAGCGCAAGAAGTCAGCATTTATAGTATATGTCTGCTGATCAGCCACAGTAGTTATAGACTGGGTAGCTTTCAGACACCCTGTAATATCCACAAAATACTTTGCCGCTTCATACAGGAGACTATAGGATGTCCTGTCATCAAGAAAAGTAGAGTTAGCATCCTCATTGAGAAGCTCCCTCAATCTATATAACATACTGATTCCGTCCATTACGCCACACTTCTCATATTCTCGCGACGAAGTACCTCAACGTTAGTATATTCGCCAAGATACATTCCGAGAATTTTCCATATTTTTGAAAGCTGATTGCGGTTTACCTTACCACCTTCAACCTTCACATTACAAGCCTCAGCTATCTCAAGATCAACCTCGAAAGTCGGAGTAGTGATCTGAGCAACTTCTTTGTGGTGATCAACCAACCCAACTTTCATCTCATACCTGGAAGGAAGTGCATTCCGAAGAACCTCACTTATACGCTTGTACTCCTTGTAACACTTGTCCTTCTGTGCAGCAGTAAGCTTAGGTATAGAAGCCTTGATTTCATCAAGCTTCTTTCTGTCACGAGCAACACTCTCTATGATGTCATGCTTCACTTCTGGATGTGCAAGACCACGCTCCAAATGATACTCACGCATCTTAATAGAGTTCTCCAAATTTGCTATATGACGGTCATAATACCACGAAGGATACTCAGATATAATCTTACCGTCTATTCCCTTGTCAGCTACACCAAAAAAGCTGAACTTTGACATAAAGCACCTCCTGATTATAGTCTCGGCATTAAACCAAGCAAAACATAGTATAGATTTATTAGCTGTATTTTGATCCTGTTAAGCATCACTTAACCAAGCTCAATATACACGATGTAGATATTTCCAGCAAACTCAGTCTGAGCCGATCCCGCAGTATACGAAACACTCTTTGCAGTAACAGAATCACTGAGATGGTATTTCTCATAGTACGTACCAACATCTGTCGCAGCATCACTACCAGGAGTCAGAGAAGCCAGAAGCACGCCTCTCGTAGTAGAAGAGAAGTAGTTCTCGTTTGCTCCAGCAGTAATTGTAGCAACACCACGAACAAGCCCTGTAGAAGCCGTACTTACACCATCAAGGAAACCGTCAGCATCGCCACCAGTCTCAGACGAAAGCAAGCCTACATCCAAAGTTTTAGTAGTACCTGTAGACTCAGCAGTAGTAACCTCAAGGAACACATCAAGAACTATAGCCTTTGACGGCAAGTCCCATCCACTATCCTGCTCAGTTCCATCACTGGCAGTAATAGCTATCTTCTTAACCTTAACCAAAGCACCAACAGCACTAAGGTCATTCAGGTTAAGTTCAGCCGCAGAGGACGTTATCTGTGTACCAGCCTGGTAAAGATTACCACTACTATCTGCTACAGTTGTATTGTCATCAATTTTGAATCCAGCCTCAGACTGAACCGGACCCGAAAACCTCGACTTAGACATTTACCTACCCTCCTAAAGTTATTAAGTGGGGAGCAACCGAATGACTCAGTTGCCCCCCGTTTTAGGTTAGCTTACGATATGACCGTAACAGTTTTGTTATTCTGCATGTTTCCATGCAGCTCAGACTATCCCATCATCTCGTCTTGAGATGGCTCCATTATAGTCGTTGAACCTTCCTCATCAGAGGCTTGGCTGCGGATTGCCCTCGACTTTACGTTAGGGTTTCCCCGCAATTTCGGAGCTTTGCACTTCAGAGTCACCTCTGAAGGGGACTTACTTTTTCTTTTTCTGAGAGCCAAGTGAATCTTGTATCTCAACTCATGTACTTCTTTAGGAAGCGGAACACAACCTAAATTTTCCTTCCTAAGAGTATCTAT